CTAGGCGCTTTTCACGCCGCTTAAGAAACTATCGACCACGCGCTTCAAATCATTGCTCTGGCTCATCAGGGACTTCGACGAGATCAGAACCTGTCTAGCACCGTCTCCGGTCTGGTTGGCAATTTCGCTGACCCCGCCAATAGTGTTCGAAACTTCCTGTGTTCCGATGGCTGCCTGCTGGACGTTGCGAGCAATTTCATTGGTTGCGGCGGATTGTTCCTCGACGGCCGAAGCGATTGTCGTGGCGATCTGATTGATCTCCTCGATCCGCTCGACGATCAGAACGATGGCTTTTACGGTGTTGTCAGTTGCGCTTTGCACGGCTCCGACCTGATTGGCGATTTCTTCTGTCGCGCGGGCGGTTTGGTTGGCGAGGTGTTTGACTTCGCCAGCAACCACGGCGAAGCCCTTCCCCGCTTCGCCAGCCCGTGCCGCTTCGATTGTGGCATTTAAAGCCAGCAGATTGGTTTGAGACGCTATATCGTTGATCAGGTCAACCACGGCACTGATTCTGCCCGAGGATTCGGCCAGACTTTGAACCAGAGCACTGGTCTGGCGTGCCTGATCGGCGGTGGCGTTCGAAACCCGAGAGGATTGCTCCATCTGGCGTCCGATCTCGGTGATTGAGGCAGACAGTTCTTCGGCCGCGCTTGCAACTGTCTGGACGCTGGCTGACGCCTGTTCCGTTGCGGCGGCGACAGCCGTGACTTGGCGGTGGGATTGTTCGGCGCTGGCGGACAGCATCTGGGCCGTGGCTTCCATATCGTGGCAGGCCGAGACGACAACCTCGATCACGTTACCGACGGAGCGATCGAAGGTGCCGGTCATCTCCTCGATCACTTTTGTCCGGCGTTCGCGGGATTCGCGCTGGTGTTCTTGCTGGGTACGCATTTCATCGGCTTGGCGGGCATTGTCGCGGAATACCAACGCCGCCCGGGCGATGTCGCCGATTTCATCGCGGCGTGCGGTGCCGTCGATCTCGCAGTTCAGGTTGCCCGCCGTTAATTGCTTCAAGACATCAATGATCCTTACGATCGGCTGCACGAGGCTTTTACTTGAAATCAGCATTCCGGCGACGACGCCGAGGACGATGCCGCCCAAGGTGGCGGTGATCATGATGATGCCCAGAGTTCTGGCCATCGACGCAGCGTCATCGGCAACGGCCGTTCCATCCGCGTCGAACGAATCAACGACCGCGCGCATGTGCTGGATCAGTGGTGTGGCCTGGGCGCGTGACGCCCGGACGATTTCATAGATCGCCTGCTGCTGGGGGTCGAGGACACGATCTTTCTGCGCCAGCGCCGCGCTTTCCGTTTTGCGGGCATGTGCGTAATAATCGGTGAAGGCGGCCCGGATTTCTTCCAGGTCCTTCCGGGAAGAGGGAGGGGCCAAAGACAGAAGCTTATCGAGGCTGGTCTGGACAGATTCAGCCGATTCTCTGAGGAATTTGGAGGCATCATCGACTTCGGCCGGGTTGGCGGCCATGCGGTATTCCGCCCGGTTCATGATGAGCAGATTCTGATTGAGCCGTCCCCCAAGCTTGACCAGATCGCCATAGGCGTCGATCCGTCGCGCGGCAGCGCTCATTTCCTGCAAGCTGTAGTAGCCAAGGGCGCTGATCGCGACCATGACGCAGGAGAGGATGGCGATAACGATCCCAATCTTATGGGAAATCTGGACATTGGCGAGCATGTGACACCTGTCGAAGATGCGAACCATACATACGACGGTCATATTGTCGCGACTAAAAGGATATTCAAGAACGTCTTTCGGCGGATAGAAGCAATGTGGCTTCAATCGGTGTCTACGCACGCCGCCGGATCACCAGAATCGGTGTTGCGATCTCGTCCGAGCAAAGGCGATCAGTGATCCGCGCCGATGAGGCGGTTTGGGAAGGGAGGCAATAACGATCGACACAGCCCGAGGAATGAAGTGACCCGGGGCGGTCAATTCTATGTTCGGCGTGGCATATGCGATCGCGAGACTTTCGCTAAGTCACTGATCTACAATGTAGAGTCAGGACTTAGGGAAAGTGGCGGAGGGGGCGGGATTCGAACCCGCGCTAGGGTTTGACACCCTAGGACGGTTTAGCAAACCAACCCAACAAGCCGCAAGATGGCCTCGCGATCCGCCAACTTCTTGAATTCATAAATAAATTTACCGCGCACCACACGCTAACAGCGCAGAAGACGCCGGTTTGCCCGACACGTTGGGTCGGCACAAATTACTTCACCGGTCCCGCCTTGGACAGCAGCACCGCTGCCTTGTCCGCACCGCTCGACGATCCGAAATAGTAGGCCACCACCTGCTCGGCCTTGGCCGACACGTAGCCGACCAGCGATCCCGCGAACGCGGCGGCGGCGGCATCCATGCCGGACAGGCCCCAGCCCAGGACGTAGGCCACGGTCCCGAAGAACCCTCCGACGATGACGAAGGCCAGCACCTTGGGCGTCCAGTCCTTGGCGTCCACCTCGCGCTTGCGGGCGCTGTCGCGGTCCCCCGCCGCGATCCGCTCCAGGTCGATATCAAGTTCGCGCATTTTCACAGCGAAATCCTGATCGGCCTTTTTCAGCGCCAGCAGTTGCTCGGGCGTGGCGCTGGTGACGGCGGCCGCCACGCTGTCTTCGCTGTCATCGCCCAGGCCGAACGCCCTGGCAATGGCCTTGGTGGCAAGGCCAGACAGCGGACCACCCAAAGCAGTGGCGATGCTCGGCGCCACCGTGCCGACGATCTTCTTCCAGTCCATTACGCAATCCTCCGGTTGGTGTCGAGGTCGAGGGCCAAGGCGACGCCGCGATTAATATCGGCGTCCGAGATCAGCGCCGCCGCCTGAGCGCCGTTCTCGTGACGGATGATCGCCCGCACCAGGGCGGTCATCACCAGGGCAGGCAGAGGGGCGGGCAGGGGATCGTCCGGGCCGACCTCGGCCGCACGGGCGACGGCGGCGACATAGGCCCCGGTGTCGTTCTCGTTCGGCGGTGCCCATCGCGTGATGAGGCCGCGCACGGTGTCGAGGCCGTATTTGCGGCGGTAAGTCCCCAGCAATTTCCCAACGGCGCGGATGCCGTGAGCCATGCTGTCGAAGCGGCAGAAGCGGGGAGAGGAGACGCCTTGTTCGACACCCAGGCACCCGACGAAGCCTTTGGTGCCGGGTCCATAGTCGATGTTGCCAGGGTTGTTGTTGCGGATACCGCGCGGGATCGTGGACATGGTCAGCCCTCCCCGGCAGTGTTGGACCGCGCCGCCCGATGCCAACGCCACACCAGGAAGGCGAGGCCCATGGAGAGCGATACGAACGACAAGACGACGTTGATGGTGGACAGCACCGGCACCCACGCGGGCGCGGTCAGGGCGGCGACGATGGAAGCGTTATCGATTCGCTCAGGCATTGGAAATCCTTTCAATCGGCCATGAAAAAACCGCCTCCGGGAGCCGGGGCGGTTGGCGAACGTTTGTGATTGGGCGCGATGGTTAGACGGTGGGTTTGGGGATCGCCGATTTGATCATCTCGACCTCGGCATCATATCGGGCCAAGTCTCCGAGCCTGCCCTGGCGGGCATCCTGTTCGGCGGCTCGAACTGCGGTATCCGGCCACCGTGCCAAGATGATCTGGCGGCGACGCCCCGCCCAATTCCCGTCGTCCGGGATTTGAACCAATAGATCGGTAAGCCACTGCACCATAGTGTCACTCCGCGTAAAGGGCCGGGGCGGCGATGCGCTGGGCCTTGAGATTGAGGGTCTTGATGCGGGCCACCAACGACGTGCCGACCGGCTGCGCGGCCAAAGCGGCGCGGGCCCGGATCAAGGCATAGGTGCCGTCATAGGCGGCCAGGACGGCGATCGCCGCCGCCGTCCAGGATGCCCCCCCGTCGCGGCTGATCTCGGCGGTCAGATCGGTGCCGAGGACGGCAGCCCCGCTATCGTCGTGATACAGCGCGTAGGCCGAAGCGTAGGCCGGGGCGGACGCGACAGATACGACGTCGCTGACCAGCGTCATATTTACGGGGGAGGGGTCTGTGTAGCCGTTTATATCGGCGTAGATAGCGCCGCTGGTCGATACTTGACCGTCGCCAAGCCAGACAAGAGCTAAATACCGGCAAGCAACTGTCCCCGTGACTGAATAGTCCGTCGCCGTTTGCGGTGAGGGGTTGTAACTTGACGACCCGAAAGGTGCCCAGGTAGAGCCGTCTGTGGATGTGTAGAAACGATACGCCCACGCGGAGGGTACCCCCGGCGTCCAGTTCAATTTGAACTGTTTTACCTCGGCCTTGGTCAGGTATATTACCTCACCGAAGTCTAGCTTACCGAGTATACGCTGACTTGTTGGCTTACCTGACAAATCCCCAGGACGTATTTCTACAGTGGTCCCGATATTGTTATCGTTAATATTTGCCGCGACCCCGGCGTGAGGAGCGTACGGCAAAGACGGCGTGGCCGTAGCCACCCTGCCGTAGCCCGTGGGCATGTTAGTATAATAGTTCGGGGATGCCGCCACCCATGTCTGGCCTGTGCTGGCGCTCCACTCGTCTGACGCCAACTCCCACTGGTGGCCCTGGACCAGCGCCCCCGAGGTGATCGCGCTGTTGAGCATCAGGCGCAGGTTGGTCAACGCGATCTGTCCCCGCATCGGGTCCAGCGCGCTGGATGCTGTAGTATCGACATAGGCTTTGACCGCCTTCTGCGACGGCACTTTTACGTCGCTGTTGGTGCCCAGGGTCGGATCAGGATCGAGGGTGAAGTCGATCGATGCAGCAGAGGCAGCAGCGGCGGCGGCGGCATTGACTGCTTCGGCGGCGCGGGCGGCGGTTGAGGCGGCATCTGCGGCCGTCGAAACGGCGGCGCTCTGAATCGCGGCAATCAGCCCATCCGGATCATCTCCCGAACCGATCGGAACCTTGGGCGTTCGGTCGATCTGTTCCTTCAGTTCCTGCGCAACGAGGGTAAGCCGGTCGAACGCCCCCTCATGGACCTCGGCATAGAACGCCCCGGGCCCCAGGTCGACAGGCTGTGTGATTGCGGTATTGCGCCTGATCGTCAGCCGGTTGCCGCTGGCGATGGGGGTGCCGGTCTTGGGATAGGTGATCGAGCCGCCAGCAGCGGCACCGATCCCGGTGATCGTGTAGGCGGCGCTCGACACCACCGTCTCCAATCCTGAAGCATCGGTGATAATCACCTGGGCATCGCTCTCGGCCAGGATCGGGAAGGCAAACGGCCAGACCGTGGTCGAACCGTTGGCGGCATAGGTGACGGCGCTGGCCGTCGATGAAACGGTCATGGGGCAACCTCCATGGATTTTCGCGAAACTGGAAAACCACTTGAAAAAGCTTCGTTTTCCGCTGTGCAGGATGGCGGCCGAATTTCCGGCCGAATTTCCGGCCGAATTATCGCGCCGTGCCGTCCTGGCCGGTCAGGATGCCGGACACGACATTACCGATATGGCGGGGGCGGGAATCGCCCTCGGCCACATCGACGGCATAAGAGGCGGGTTTGCGCAGCCATCCCAGCGGGAGGCCGAGAACGGTGCCGATTGCGTTGATGCCATCGGCAGTGGCGCGACTCTTATCGCCATCGGCGAAGATCGCGGTCGGGACGGTCTTTACCGCCCGGACCGCGCCTTCGATCATGCTGACCGCCGGTGCGGTTGAAAGCCTGTCGTCATAGGGTTTGTCGTTGAACTGGTTGGCGATCAGGTTGACGGTCTGGCCGACCCCCGGAACGAACGCAGCGAAATATCGCAGTTGCGACAGCAGGAACAGCCCGGCCAGATCGTCAGCCCATCCGTCGTCATCCTCGTCGCCAAGTTCTCCCTTCGCCGCCTGGGTGATCGCCTCTGCCACCACCGCAGGCAGGAAGCCGCCGAAGAAATAGATCGCGGCCAGTTTCCCAGCGCCGCCGTTCCATCCTGCCTCGCGCAACGTGATGGCGATCTCGGTTCCGACCATGTTCGCCTGGGCATTGAAGTAGCTGTAGAACATCGTGAACAGCCGCGCCCAGGTCGAGCCGGTTTCGATCCGGCTGACATCCTCGGGGCTGAAACTGCCCTGGCTGGTGCGAACCGCGCTGTCGGCCCGGCGCACCGCTTCCGCGTCCTCGATGCCCGTCGCCGCGGCGTGATCGTAGGCCGCCGCCCACACCACACGGTCAACCAAGTCCTGCGCAATCTGCTGCGCGAAATAGCCGTGGCGCAAGGCGATGTCCTGAGCCTTACCGAGCGCCCCCTTGTGCGTCAGGATTCCATCGATATCGGCGGCGATCTCGCGAGAGGCCGAGTCCATCCGATCGCGCATGAAGGCCGACTTGACTGTGATCGCGGCGCGGGTCATCTCGGGATCGCGCCAGACGGTGACCAGGGACCGGGCCAACGCTGCCGGGGGGACGATCACCGCTGCCGAGGCGATGCCGGTTACCTGCTGTGCCGCATTGACCAGATTGCCCACCATCGCCTGCATTCCGGCTGACCGGCGGAGATAGCGGAAGATCGCGTCACCAGCCCGACCACCCGCGCCTGTGGCGGGAGCGTCCACCGTCTGGCGGGCCGTGCGCTGGAGCCAGGGAACCAACAGGTCATTGATCGCGGTCTGATCGACCCCGCCCATGATCGCGCCGAAGTCGGACCGCTTGACCAGACGGGCAGCTTGACGGATCGCTGGTCCGACATGGCTGAACAGCAGCACCTTGTTGACGTGGGACGGGATCATGGCGAGGTCGAGCAGCAGGGGCTTGTTATATTCCGACCGGCCCTTGGTGAAACCGCGCGCCGCCGCCGGGAACATGCTGGCGTTTTGCAGGCTCCCGATCGCCTCGGCGTCGAGGTGGCGGGCGCTGTCGGTGTTCTGGTCGCTGTCGGTGATCGCCGGGACATAGCCGCCGCGGTACTCGCCGAACGGGGTCTTGATCGGGCTGGCCTCGATCTCCTTGAACGAGAACCCGAACATCGCCTTATGTGCCGCCTGAGCAGCCGGTTTTGTGCTTTCCAGCAAATCCCAGACGCTTTGCGCCATATCCATGTCGGCCTTGGTCACCACGCCGTCGGCCCACATCCGCGCCATGAAGGCGTCCCAGCGCGAGCGGTCGAGCGTCCCGTCCTTGGTGGTCGATCCCCAGCCCCGGCGACCGAGCAGCAGCTTGCGAAGATTGCTGTCGTTGCCGCTGTGCAGGATCGCGGCCATCAACTGGCCCTTGGTGTCGAAGGTGAAGTCGAGTTCCTGAGCGGCGATCACCTGGGGTTTCGACAGTTCGCCCATGCCGGGACGCAGGATATCGAGGATCTGCGGCAGGATAGACCGCCGCGCATCGCGATAGGCATAGACCGCCTCGGACACCGGACGCCACAGATAGCGGGTCAGCGCTCCGATCTTCCCGTCATCCAGATCACGGGCCCAACTCTCGACCCGGCGGCCCGCCGATACCAGACCGAGGAGCTTGGTTCCGGCCCGTTCCATCCGGGTCGGATCGCGGCTGTGGTCCGGGTCTTTGATTCGGTCCCCAATCTGCGCTTCGATATCGTGGACGATCTGTTCAAACTCGACCCGTTCGCCATCGACCAGGGCGGACCGGGCATTGCGGCCCATCGTCAGCATGGCCTGAACCCCGTCGCGCAAATCCCTGAATGCCGCCAAGGTCATGTCGCGATAATCGGGCGCAATCTCGACCCGCCGCCCGTCCGGCATGAGCCGGGACTTGACTTGACCGGGGGTGGGAGCCTTGGTCAATTCGGCGATGATCTCAGCGATATCCTCGGCCCCGGCGGGGTCGGTCTCTTTCAGCCGCTTGACCCACACCCCGGCGTCGAACTCGCTGTCAGCGCGGGCGAGGCCATAGCGGGCCAGCACCTGCCGCACCGCCCGGAAGAAGTCCTCGTCCATCGTCGCCGCCAGCTTGCCGTCTGGCTTGTTGAGCCGTCGGGCCTTGGCCTGGAATTTCTCGACCTCCGTGCGGGCCTCGCGCGCCAGCCTCTCCAGTTCCATGTTGAGAAGTTGCTGCTGTTTGGCGTCGAACGCCTCGACGTAATCGCGGGCGGCAAGCGCCAGGGTGGCACGGCGCTCGTGTCGTTTGGCCTGGGCGCGGTACATCGTCGCGTCGGTGGCCTGGGAGACCTGCCGGGCCGCGATGAACGCCGCCGCCGCGTCCTTGATCGCGGCATGGTCCATCCCGGCCAGGATGCTCCGGGTCTTCCGTACCGCCGCCCGCTGCGCCGTCCGCTGGAGCGGTGCCGCCTTGGCCTCGCCCGCCGCCATCACCTCGGCCACCTGGGCCGCCGTCACCCCTTCGGCCGGAACACCGGCATTGATGACCTGATCAGTCGAAGCCGCTGCCGTGTCGATTCGCGCTTGGTCGCTGGCGGCACTGCCTGCTCCTTCTTCGGCCTGCCGCCGCGCCGCCGCTTTGTCGATGATGTCGCCCGCCAGACGCTTCAGATATTTCGCCTGGAGCGCTACCGCCTCAATCGCCTTGCCGGTCGCGACAATATCCGCCGCGTCCTCGGCAATCCGCCCATCAGTGACCATGTCGCCGTGACGCTCGCGCATCCGGGCGTCGGTTTCGCGCTCGACCACGTCGTGCAGCGGGTTGGCTTTGGCGTCCATCAGGGCAAGGCGCAGGGCATCGCCATTCGGCAGACCGATCATTCCGGCCAGGATGTGATGATTGACCCCGCCCTTCGCCGTCGTCACGCCGCTCGGCAGCAGGCGGACGATCTCTTCACCGTATTCGGCCACCAGCGCCTTGCGGTCAAGCTTCAGCACCCGAGCCTCGCCGGTGTCCGGGTCGATCAGCTTTGCCCCGTCAGGACCGATCCCCTTCGACAGTGCGACCACCCGATAGGCCGGGCGGCTCCTCACGTCGGCCTCAACCTCAGCGCGGACGCCGTCGCGTTCCGTTTTCCACCACTCCAGACGCTCGCGGGCGAGTTCCCGCATCACCCGGCCTTGCAATTCGGCCTTTGCCTCCAGCGCCGCCTGTTCCTGCCGCGCCTCGATCTCGCGCCGTTCCGCCGGGGTCAGCACCGCCAGCAACTCGGACGGCACCTTGAACACGGTGTCGCGCCGGGCCTGCTCGATCGCATCGTCGCTGGCCAGCAGCCGGTCCATCACGCCCCGGACTTCCGGCGTCAGCTTGACGGAGAGATTGCGGACCTTCTTATAGGTACGGATCAGCCACGCGCTGAAGCGGGCGAACACGTCGCGCAACGCCACCGATGGAGCCTTGCCCTCCATCAAATACGCCTCGATCCCCCGCGCCCATTGCTCGTGCGCTTCGACCGGGATCGCCGCTTGAATGTCTTCAGGGCTGGCCGTCGCAACGTCGATATCGACCCTCAACCAGTCCATCACGGTCTGGAGGTCGCGGACGGTTCGGAGCCTCGCTTCGGGCAGCACCCGTTCGTCGCCCAGGTCGCGGACCATCTGGAACAGCCAGAGGTGGCCGCCCTCGTGCAGGAAGGTCGAGAGATTGGCGCTTTCGAACAGGCGGATGGTGTCGTCGATCGGGTCGAAGCTGCCGCGCAGGCCGCCGCCGTCGGGTTGAGGTAAAGTCCGCTTGCCTTGTCCTTTTCCGGCGAGCAGTATTATTTCGTCGCCCGGTTGACCTGCATCGCGAGATGCAGCGAGGTGCCTGTGCTGAACAACCATCGGTTCTACCGATGGCGGCTTCACCAGAATCGCGGAAGTGCCGATCCGCCGCCGGGCGACTTCCATTTTATGTTCAAGCTGTCCCTTCGAGAGGATCATCGCCGAGATGATCTGGTGCTGCTGCTTCCCCCCCTTGATCTCAAGAACGACGGCCCGGTCGCCATCGTCTCGACGAACGAGGAGGAAAGAATCCTTGCTTGACCCTGGGAGGGCAATATCAGGCGAGGAGAGCACATGCTCGACATGGGTTTGTAGTTCTTCGACAGAGGAAAATCGGAAATCTTCCCCAGATTCTCCGGCCTTCCTCTGGTACTTCCGGAACAGTCCGTCGTAATTCGCCTGGATAGGCTTGTTTTCAATGCCAAGCCACGAATGCAACCAGCCGGGGGTTGGGACAACGGGCTGCCCCAGAGCCACCGTGCTCTGATCTCGCTCCATCAGCCGCAACACATCTTCCTTGGTCGCGAGCTCCGGGATGATCCCCTCTGCCTCCAGCGCCTTGCGCAGGTCGCGGACCGGGGCATCAAGCCGCGCTGCCCGGTGCGGTCGGCCTGGGTCTGGAGCGGGTCACCGGCCCATTCCTTCGCAACCGCCTGCATCAACGCGTCGTGGTCGGCATAGCCGTTGCCGCTGTTGTCGGCCTTGACCTGGTTGTCGCGCAGCACCTCATGCTCGGACACCACCACCTGATCGGCTGAACCGATGCCGGTCCGCCGGAACAGGCCGGGCGCTTCCTTCGGCGTGATCCCCATCGCCGCCAGTTCCTGGGCCAGCGTCGACCCCGGCTTGACGCCCCCCAGGTGGCGGAAGATGTCGAGAACCGGCTGACGCGGCGGCGTGACCTCATTGCCCGAGCGGATGCGCTCCAGCACCAAGTCGATATCGTCAACCGGCAGACGCGGGGCCGGGCCCAAGATGCGAGGCTTTTCTTCCAGCCACAGCGCATCCGGGTCAATGCCGCGATCCGCGCCACGCTGGATCATCCGTTCGCGCCACAGCACAGCCTGGGCCTTGGCCTGAGACTCGGTATAGCGCCCGGTCTTCATCAGGGCCTGGGTAACCTCGTCCTCGACGATCTGGCCGGGCTTTGCTCCCTCGTACTGGATTGAAAGGCTCTCCATCAGGTCGGTGACGTCCTTTCGCCGTTCCGATCCATCAGCCAGGAACGCCTCCACCTCCTTCATTGTCATGTCGGTCGCGCCGCGCCGGGTGCTGCCGATCACCTGGGCAAGCGCCTCGGGGGTCAGCTTGGACGCGGCGGCAAGGTATTTGGCCGGATCGACCAGCACATCCCCGCCAGCAGCCAGCGCCTCGGGCAATTGCGCCGTAACATCGAAGCCATCCAGCGTCGCATCGTCGATCACACCGGACTGGTAGAGCGATTGCAGGCTGGCCGCCGGGATATGCAACTGCCCGTCGCCCGCGATCTGACGCACCAGATCGGCGAACCGTTCGGGATCGCGGGTGGCAAGCTTGGACTCTTGCGTGGCGGCAACGGCCTCGGTCAGGGCGGCGGCGGTTTCGCGGGCCTGATCGACCCCGGCCCGGTCGCGCACGAACGGATGCGTCGCCACCGACAGTCCACCGCCGACACCGGCCCCGACGATGCCAGACCGAACCACCGCCTCGACGGCCTGCCCGAACGTCATCTCCTCGCCGATCACGCCAGCGGAATAAGCCCTCTGCAAGACCTCGGTCACCATTTCCTGGGCACCCTCGGCCACCGCGCTCTTGCCCATCCTGGACAACAATGCCTTCCCGCCGCCCTCCAGCAAGGCACCCATCGGGATCGTCTCGGGGATAGCCTCGGCGGCGGCGAAGAACAGGGAATCGACCAGTGCCTGATTGCTCGAGCGGCCCTTGTCGATGCTGTCGCCATATTGCTCGCCCAGCACTTGGCCGCCGATCACGCCCGCACCGACGACGGGGGAACGGGTCGCGATCCCGGCGGCGATGGCCGGGATCATGTTGGTCGCACCGCCGACGATATCGCCCACCAGTCCCTTCGCCGACCAAGGATCAACGTTCGAGGCGTTTGCTTTCATCGCGGCCTGGGCAGAATCGCGCAGCCGTTTTCCTGCGGCGAAGGTCGGATCGCGCTCCAACTCGGCCTTGATCGCGTCCTCGGCTTTCAGTGACGGGTCGGCCTCGAGCGCTTTCAGCGCCCGCATCTGCGCGCCCAACACCGACACGTCATTTCGGCCGAACATCTCCAGCACGCCACCAGCAGCGGATCGCCATTGCTGGGGGACGTTGGCAATCGCTTTCCCCAGCACCCGACCCCAACTGTCTTCCAGGCGGGCGAGGGAGGCGATGTCATCTTTCGCCAGCGCAGCATTGGTCGGATCGGCCAGGAAGGCCCGGGTTGCTTCCGGGGCGGACCAGAACCGGTCAGCGATCTCGCGGGCCTCGAACTCGGGCAGATCAGCCAGCACTGCGCCAATCGGCATCCCGGACTGACGAGACAGCGACACGGCGCGGGCCGTGGTATCGGGTGAGGCTGCGACGGCATCGCGGGCAGACCCGGACAGGCGTGACCGCAATTCACCCGCCAGGGTCGCGTCCGCTGCCGCCGGATCGAACGATGTCGCAGGGGCCTGGGAAGACAGCGGCGACCCTGCCAGGGTCTGGTCGGCCAGGGCGGGGTCGAACTCAGCCATTGCCGCCACCTCCCGCCGACTGGGTGGGGCGGCGCGTCCCGGCGCGGTGCACCATGATCAGGTTTTCCAGAGTCACCGGCATACCTTTCTGTTTCAGAAACCGGCTCACCGGCAAGATGTCCGTCTCCGGGATGCCGCTGGCCTCGGCAACGCTGGGCAGGGTGTTGCGGTCGATCTTCAGGATGAAATCGGCCTCTTTGTTCTGGCGCATGGCGTCAATCCGGCGCTGTCCGAAGAACGACGAATCATCCTGAAGCAGCATAGACTTACCGAACCGATAGACCTCGTCCGAGGGTGGGGCTTTCTTGTTTTCCTCGTGCCAGGAATCAAGCCACGTCCGCATGCGCTGGTTGGCGACGGCGAGGTTCTCTTCGTTGTCGGATCCGGTCGCCTTCAGAAGCTCCTTCACGACCTTGTCGCCCAGGGCGTAGGACGGCTGGCGGAGCGCGGCCTTTCCCTCTGCGGTTGCCATCTGGCGCTGCTGCCCCTGCCAGTATTCGACCCGATCCGTCTTGTGCGTGGCGTAGAGAGGGGACAGGTCGGTCTGAACGAACTTCTCCGGGTCTTTCAGAGCCAATTCGTGCAACTGGTTCTCGACCTGGGGATTGAACGGAACCACGCCGCCACGGCCATAGGCGGCCTGCATGTGGGTCATGAACTCAGGCCCGGCCATGGTTTGCAGATCAGGCGGGACTGACATAGGGTCAATTTTCTTAGTCAGAACCATGTCCTGAACCTGTCGCCTCGCCTCCTTCTCCTTTTGCGCCAGGATCGCGTTTTCCTGGGCGTGGTCGTGCTCGATCCTGGTCAGTGCCGCTTGGCGATCATCGGGCTTGAGGTCGGCGTTACCCATGATCGCATCGCGTTGGCGCTCGAAAGTGTCGGCGCGCGAGGGGTGGCCGTTACCACTGACCCGGCCCAGAACGTCCTTCACGTAGGCCGATGTCGTCTTCCCATTGGCGTCGGCAGCATCGCGGACCCACGGAGTCTGGCTTCCCGGAGGCGCGATGTTGCCCGGGCCGCTGAAATATCCCACAGCGATCCGAGCCGGGTCGCCGCCAGCCTTGGCGTTCAGGTCCGAGACGATGCGGTCAAACACCGCTTTCTGATGATCGGGGTTGTCGGGCGATTCTCCGGGCTTTGCGTATTGAGCCCATGTGCCGGGCTGGATCTGGTAATCGCCGGTCTTTCCGCCCGATTCCTGCTGATGAATGGCGGTCGCGATATCGGTCGGGCCGCTGGTGATCGCCGGGATAATCAGCGCCTTGACCCGCGCCACCTCTTGATCGACGCGATAGAGCTTCGTCTTCTGGTCGATCAGCGCCGCCACCGGAGCGAATTGTTCGGCGGTCAGGCGACCCTTGTTGTCGTCGAAGAACTTCTTCGCCGCCATCGGATCGGCCTCGGCCATCCGCTGGACCACGCTCGTCGTCCATTTGCTGTCGATGTCGCGCAATTGGAGCTGGAGGCGGGGATCATCGAAGGGGATGCCCTTCTCCGCGCTCCGGTCGAGAACGGCATTGCGGGCCGCGGTCAGCGCGGCATCCCGTTTTCCAGGGTCGTTCCAATAGAGCGCCGCTTCGTCGAGGCTGCTGTTTGCCAGCGAGGCAGACACCCCGTCGCGCCACTTCTCCCGCTCGGAAGCCGCATGACGGGCGGCGGTGTCGAGATCACCAGACAGATCGCGGATCGACGCTTGATCGTAGAGCTTGCGGGCGGCGGCAGAGAGGTTCGACCCCATCCGGACCCGCTCTTCCTCCAGCGCGGCAGGCAGTTTCTGATAGCCCGCATAGGCGGCTTGGCCTGACTGGCGGAAGAAGGCGGTGTCATCGTTGAACAGGACGTTACGCTTCGAAGTTTGAAAGGCGGTCAATGCAGCCATCGCCGACGTCTTGGCGTCGTCCTCGGCCATTCGGACCGCATGAGCCGCCAACTGGTCGCCCATCGCCGCGAGCTTCTGTCCGCCATCGACCAAGGCGGAACCGCCGGTGTCGAACGTCCCGGCGGGGACGCTGGCCGAAAGTTGAGGCGCACCGAGCGGGCGAGTCTCGACGGTGGGTTGGGTGTAGGTAGGAACGCGAGCCATGATTTACCCCATCGCCGTCCAGAAGCCCTTGTTCGCCGATCCGGTCGGGAGCGTCTTGGAGCCCGAGTCGAAAGCCCCAGCGGCATTTAACTTCGCCCCTGTCATCGCTGCCGAGCCCAGCCCACCGATCAGCGTCGTTCCTGCGCCCCAGGCCGCATTGCTGGCGGCATTGTTTCCGGCCAGCGTCGACATTCCTGCCTGGGTGCGGGAACTATAAGCCTGGACGCGGTATTGATAGGCTTCGCGTTCGGCGTTCTGGCGGACGGTCAGGGCGTCCATTTCGCCCAGCATTGCGCTATCGGCCACCACATCGAGGGCCGATCCCGAATCGACCTGGACGCCGCCCGACGCCAAGGCCGATCGCTGAGTTCCGATCATCTGCGACGTTTTCAGCCGCTGTTGCTGCTCGGCTACCCGGCCCCGTTCTTCGGCGTCCTGGGCGGCCCGGTCGGAAATCTTGGCGTTCTGCTCTCCGACGGCGGCCTGATAGTCGGCCATCTTCTTCTGCTGTTCGCCCTGTTGCATCTGCCCATAGGCCGACATACCGGCTGAAATGACGCTGATGGCAACGGCGGCAACGGCGGCATAAACCCCCATCGCTATTCCTCCCCGATCCAGAGATTCCACATATGACCGTCAGGTTCAGCCCCGAGGCGGCGGAACAAAACGTCTTGCCGGTCACCGGCTCCGCGCACTCCAGAGCGCAGGGACAGGCGCTTGACGCCCTTTTCCTTCAACAGCCGGATCGATTCGCGGTGCAGGGCAAGACCCGTCCAACCGCGCCACGCGGGCTTCACGTAGAACGGGATTTGCGCCGCCTGCATTTCGGTCCGGGACTTCAGGCTGGGCGACAAGGTGAAGACCAGATAGCCGACTAGTTTTCCCCCGGCCCGTGCCGTGACGATCTGAAGCAGGCCGGTCTGCGCCATTACCTCGATGAGTGGGATATTCGGGTCGAACACCTCGTGTTCGTAGCTGCCGACCTCGCGGTAATGCTCCCAGATCAGCGGCAGCCCATCCGGCGCGAACGCGAACCAATCCTCTTCCTGGATGGTGACCGGCGACATCATCGCTGCGATATCGGCGGCGAAGGTGTTGACGCGGGGCAACGCCACCTCACAGGCGGCGATCCGGGCGGGCATGTCGATCTGGATGTTCTGATCGGCCAGCGTCTCCCACCATCCCCGGTCCCAGGGCAAACCGAGGCAATGCTCGAACACCGAGCGGCAGGCATCCTCGTCGCGCAGATCCTCGAACGATACCGTCAGGGTGCCGGGAAGCGCTGACACCGCGTCGAGGTGAACCGCCATCTGCTCCAGCAGACCGTCGGGATAGTGCAGGCCGACCGCCTCCATGCTGGTCCGCACGTCCTCAAGATCGCGGCGGACGACGACGAAGCGGACCTCGGGGAACAGCTTGCGGATCACCGGGGCAGCAAACGCCATCGCCGTTTCCGACAGGCCGGTGTTGGGGGCGGCCAAAAGCTTGACCAGACCCTCGATGTTCGACAGACCGAGCAGCGAATCATGACAGCAGACCCACGGCCCATAGGACAGGAACACCGACAGCCACTTGGTCCGCGAGCGCGGCAGGCCAAAGACGACGAACGGAGCGGTCAAGGCGCTCTCCTCTCAAAGCGGTGAAACGGCAAACCGTCCGTTCCCCACGGGGCCGCTGGCGCGATCTCGAACCCAAGCCACCGCAGCCAGCGGATCGACAGCCGGTTGCGGGCGTCAACGTGATTGGTCAGCAGCCGATAAGGGGCCTGCATCTGGTCGACCATTCCCCGGCAGCGCCGTAGGAATGCCATCTGATGGCGCTCCAGATCGTCGGAGGCCAGTAGCCAGGGCGAGCCGATCCGGCTCACCAGCGACAGCGGGACGACACCCCAGAGGCAGACCAGCACACCGTCGGCCAGACCGGCCCATGCGTCGCCACAGGACAAAAAGCACGGACGTCTCTAGAGCCTGGATCGGCGTGACGCGGTGCGAGGCCCAGACCTCGGCCCGATCGGCAGCGCGCAGCCGGTCGGCCAGATCGGCCGCATCTTCCAGTGTGGCGGGCCGGATCGTGACGTCAGCCACCGATTTCGATATCCGGCATGATCGCCAGCACGGTCAGCGGCACCGGGGCGTCCTGACGGATCAGCACCCGACCGTTGCTGTTCCAGGCCGGTTGCAGGATCAATTCTTTGTCGCCGCTGTAGAGGCCGACCGGAGCCGAATAGGCAGTGATGTTGATCTTGGTGGCGGTCAGCTTGTCCGCCGACGGGCCTGCCTTGAATTCGCGCGACTGCCACAGGCGCAGCGTGACGCGGGCAACCGTCTTCCGCCGGGCCTGCACTGTCCCGGTCTGGGTCATGCCGACATCGATGTCGAGCGTCTCCAGGTCGCACTGATACGGCAGGCCGACATGCACTTTCGAGTAGGGGCGGGGCAGGGTGACTTTTCCGCCGCTCACCACCTGGGGCGTCAGGGCGTCTCCGTCGGCCAGGATCGCGACCGTCTTTCCTTCAAGGTGATCAAGGCCCGATACCGTCGTCACTGGAGCGCCGGAATAGGTCAGGCCGCTATCGACGCAAAAGGCGTCCTCGATCGACTGCCAAGACCGCTCGTGCAGCCGCTCGATATAGCGCCGCGTCTGGCCGCCGATAGTCCGGCGCACCACCGCATACAGGATGTCCTCGGCCCCCTCTGACACGACGCACACCGATTCAAACGCGCCGTCGGTGTCGTGGCGGTGCCAGCCCCAGACCTCATGTTCACGCATGTAGGTCAGGCCGAGGAGAACGCCGTCATCGCGGACCGCCCAGACGATACTGTGCGGCACCTGGGCATAGGCCCAATCGACGATCTGGCGCCCCTCGAACAGGTGATTGCTCAGCACGGAGAGGTCCGAGCCGGTGAAGCCGTCCACCTCGAGCTTATAGGCCAGATCACGGACGATGCTGCCCTTGTCCTGCACATAGAGGATGGTGTTGCCGATGACGATCGGTCGGACGTGGGACGCACCACAATAGGATTGCGGCTTAACCTTGATCGACGACGGGGTGATCGGGTTGCCGCTGCCACCGCCGGACACTCGCCATTCTGCGTCACTGGTCAAGGCGATCATGTCGCCAAGCGGGATCAGGTGGCGGACCTCGTTGACCTGTCCGCCCTCAATCGTGAACGTCACCGCTTCGTCGTCGCGGGCCGGGCGGGAAACGTTGAGATTGGTGAAACTGCTGACCACGCTGCCCCAGACGGTCCGGGGGGCGGTGTCCGACGACGCCCAGTACAGGCGCTGTTCATAGAACTCGACGGTCGAGGGATAGGTGCCAGCGCCGGTAAATGGGTTGCGGCTGCCCGGTGGGGTCAGCGACACATCGGCAGTGACGTTCTTGTCGTTGAACGATGTGCTTTCGGTGACCCCGAGGAAGCCATAAATGCCGTTGTCGTTCTTGTAGACCTTGTACTGCGTGCAGCCGGTCACCGCAGTCCAGGAAATCGTGACCTTCCCGCCTGCTGGCCACCCGCTCGACGTCCAGCCATTGCAAGCCGCCACCGCCGACGGCAGACTTTCCTCGCCGGTTTCGTCGCTGATCGCGGTGACCTTGTACGAAAGCGGCTCCGATCCGCTGCCGGACGGTGTCGCGGTCACGCTGGCCGGGGCCGGTGTCGCGGGAACGAAGGCAATTGTAGACGGAGTCCACGCGGCATGGCCGGTGCGGGCCAATTTACGCGGCGCATGATTATGGTGGGCCAGAAACATCGTGTCGGCACGCCCGGCGAACGACAGGCGGGGCAGATCGGCCTCGGTATAGGGCATAGCGATCTCATAGGGGACGCCACCGCTCATCACGTGGCCGCCGTCCTTGATGACCCGCATATAGGAGGTGCCGAACTCCAGCACGTATTGCTGGTTGAGATTGAACCGGAACGGGATCAACCGAACTTTTTTGCTGCTGTCCTTGACCTCAGCCACGAACTGGAAGCCGGGCCGGGTCGATGCCCCGCCGTGGGCATGCAGGAAGAAATTGCGGCACGTCCGCAGGCCGACCGCATATTTGTTGATGTCGGTGCGGGCATAGAGGGAGGGAGCAACCTCACCTCCGGTGAAACTGGGCTGGTACGTCCGGACAGGCATGGTCAGGGCCTCCAGGGATACCGGGTGTCGCCGCCGCCGATGCCGCGCGCGACGATCCAATCCGCGTCGGCGGGGACGTCGAGCTGGCCTTCGTTGCCGTCGGCGCGCTGAGCCTGGGCGATGGCATTGAGATACATCGTCTGAGCCATCTGCATGATGTTGCGGTCCCGCGTGATCGGCATGCAGATCGAGGCCGCTAAACGCCAGGAAAGCGCCTCGACAAACATCGGGTCGAACAGCGCCGCCTCGGTCACGCGGGCGGTATAGACCAGGGTGGCGGATGCCTGATCCGTCAGCAGAATGCGTGCTGTGCCGCCGCTATTGCTCTCGACAGAGAACGGGATGCGGGTGGTCCCGGAGGTGTTGACGATCTCGCGGGCCAGCAGGCAGTCGGTCGGCAGGGCATAGAGATACGACCAGGGGGAAGGCGGTGCCTCGGACAGGGCCGCCAGCACCGCCCGCTTGGTCGCGAAGTTCCACGGGAAGTCGCGCAGTACCGCATCTCGGGCGATGTCGTAATGCAGATTGCAGGCGTTGGCCTCGGCCGATCCCTCAGTCAAGGCGTCGATGGCCCCCGCGCCCAGGTGTGACAGTGCGATGTTGCAAATCTTCACGGGCGAGGAGGCCATCGGATCAGCCCTTCTTCTTGGCCGGGTCGGTGGCGGGCTGGTCGACCTCGGCAGGGGCGTTCGGGTCCCACCCGATCGGGATTTGCCACGAGGGAGCGAAATCCTCGGGCCGGTCCAGATCGAAGGGCTTGTCCTTGGGACGGTTGACGCCGCCATAGAGGCCGTCGTCTTTGGGGCGCACGGTATAGGCCATGGTTACCTCGGCAGGTAGGAGGGGAGGATGTCGAGCTTGCCAGCCGCCGCCGCGTCGGTGGTGGTGATCACCGCCTTCAGGTCGGTCTTGACGGTACTGGGAAGCACGAAGCGGGCCAGTTCCACGCCCTTGGCGATGGACCCGGACCCGGCGGCGGCCGTCAGGCTGTAGATCGTCGCCAGATCGGCATAGGCGGCGGCACCGTCGCGGTGCTGGAGCTTTACGGTCAGAGCCTTGGTGTCGGCAATGGTGATCGCGGTATTGGCCCGCACGATCACCTCCAGCGCGCCCAGGATGCCGGAAGCCTGGATCGGTCCCTCGTTGCCGTCGGCGCTGGTGTTCTGGGGGAGGGTTTGCGCGTTGGCAAGCGACTCCCCGTAGACCCGCCCAATATGGGTCAGGCCATCGGCCTTCTTATACATGCTGGATTTCTCCCTTACGCCAGGGTGACGTTCGATTCGGTGGCGCGGTAGAGGTTGTAGGAGGTGACGAACGGAACGCCGCCCCAGCTCTCCAGGGTCCGATCGATGTTCTTGTCCGCCGGACGCATCTGAACGCGGCCATCCTTGAACGACCGGCACAGGGCGTTAACCACGTCGCGGTGGGCCAGCAGCATCGTGCGGCCCGAATCGGTGGCGCGAACGTCAGACAGCAGATCGTCGATCTGCGCGGCGGTCGGAAGCTTGTTGTTGGTGATGTCGATGTTGACGATCGCGCCGACATTGCGGTCGCCGGTAATCATGAAGCCGAGATCGGTCTTCATCCGGACGCCGTAGCCCAACTGCCCGGCCGCGTTGATCTTGTAGAGCGATCCGCCGTTGATCGCTTCGGTGTCGAACAGGACGCCGTTGCCGAAGCCGTTCGGATTGTGCAGGCCGGTGCAGACGCCTTCCTCGAACCGCACCGCGACGATCGAATAATTGGCGTTGGCCGACCCGCCCGCCGAGTAAGCGTTGCGGGGCGTGGTGGTGGCGAAGCGGTCCAGCACGTACTGACGCAAGTTATTGACGACGATGGTGCGCTCGGTGGACTGACCGGTGGCCTTCAGGACCGGGGCGGTGCGGTCGGCGAACCATTTTTCTTTGCCGCCATACTGCCGGGCTTTGTCCTCGGTCACCTCGATCAGGCCGCCCATCTTGGCCAGGTCGAACTTGATCAGGGCGGTGGTGCTGGTGACGGACGGCAGCGGCTCGTCCATCGCGACGAAGCCCATCGCGTCGGCACTGACCAGCTTTTCGGCGGCATGCCACAGATCGTGGGTGGCGGCCTGGAACGGGATCAGGTCGAGGATCGGGGCTTCTTCGGTCAGATGGTCGATCTGCTTCGGCTGTTTCTTCGACTTCTCGAGCGAAATCGCTCGCAGGGTATCAAGGGGCATGGGTGAATCTCCTTGGGGTGATGGCGGCTATTTCGCCTTGCTGAAAACGTCCCGATAGAAATCCTCGGTCGAGACAGCCGAATCGGCACCAGCGGGAGCGGTCGCCCCGACCGGCCCCGGCTCGGTGACGGTCAGACCCGCCCGATAGAAGGCGCGGACGATTTCGGGATGATTGCCCAGGCCGGTACCACCCGGGTTTTCTTCCGGGTGGTAGGGGTTGAGCAGGGCCCGCAACTCGGGGGTGCCGAACTGCGCCAGCCCCCGGCCGGCGATCGCGAGGCTCTTCGCGAAATTGGCCCCGCCGTATTCCTTGTCGGTCTTGGCGGTGTTGACCCATTCGGCGGCCATCGCCTCGCGGGCGGCGGTTTCCTGTTTGATCTGTTCAACTTGAAAGGAAACCAGCTTCTGCGCTGCTTCCTTCGACAGGCCGAGATCGGCAGCCAGAGACTTGAAAACGGTGGCCCGGGCCTGATCGACCGGAAGGCCGCCGGTGTCGAAATCGCCATAGCTCTCGGGGGTGATAGCGGGGACTTCGGTGCCGCCTTCGGTCTTTCCGTCTTTCGCCTTCGCCGGATCGCTCTCGGTCGGGGGCGGCGACGGATCGGCCGGTTTTTCGCCACCGGACGCCGGAGCAGCAGCGGCAGGCGCGGGATCGGCAGGGGTGGCGGAAGCAGCCGGTGCGACCGAGGCGGACGGGGTGGCAGGCTGGCCGCCCGAACCGCCATCTTCGGCGGCGCGGAGCAGGCGGGGAAATCGGAACATGCGCGCCTCCTCAGATCACGTAATCGGTGGGGGAGGTGGTGGCCTCGACGACCTGCCAGTCGGTGGCGAGCATGTCGGTCTGCGAGGCCAGCCAGCCCATCAGGATTTCACCGCCAGCCGTCTTCATGGTGATGGCCGGAAGGACGGTCGCCATTCCCCCATTCTTTCGAGCGAACTCGGCGTTGTGAGGAGACCAGAAATTCTCGGCGGGGACTTGACGAGACCCGTCGCAGGAGAGCGACAGCCACATCCCCTTGCCTTTCCAACCCTCGCGGACGACGCGCTGTCCGGCTTTCAGCGCCTCGATGGCAACGCCAAAATCGAACGTGCCGGTGGTGTTCCAGCGGGCGGGTTCTTGGCCGGGCAGGTGATAGCCCGCCTCGAACGCATGGGCGGGCGACAGAGCGCTGTATCCGTCCTCGTACTCGACGAGGTAATGACCCTCGACCGGCCCCTGCCAGCGGGCGAGGATGTTGGCTTTGACGTTGATCTCCTCGCCCTCGGTCGTGGTGACAAGCCGATAATCCTCGGTCTCGCCGTGGATTACCTCGGAGATGGTGGCAATTTGCGCAGCCTTGACGCGCTTGTGGCACTGATAGGTCAGCATCTTTCCTCCAGAATCAGAAAGGCCGCCCAATTGGGCGGCCCTGGTTGACGATCAAACGGCGCTGTTCTGCGCTATCTCTCCCTGCTGGCATGCATCGCCAGCAATGCCCCGGCGGCCAGTGGATCGGCGGCCATCATCTCGCGCAGCAGCCACAGGCCCGCCCAGCGGATACCTTGCTGATAGGCGGCGACACCGGCATCCGTGGGCACCGCTCCGGACGATAGAGGACCAGTCGCGTCGAGAAACCGCATCAGCACCCGATTCCCCTCGGGGCTCTCCATCAGCGTCCGCAGGTCGGCCAGATCGCGGGAGCGGATCGCCTCGGCTGTTTCCAGGCCATCGGCTACGGCGGCGGGGTCGCCCGCATCGAAGGGAGCGGCGGTCACGACGCGGCCTCGATCGGTTCGATTTCGGCCAACGCCAACTGGCGCATAGCCCACGCGGCTTGCTCCGCCGTCTCGATCTTGGTGCTTTCCCAGAACCTGACGTAGCCGCTTTCATAGACCTGGGTATCGACCAGGATTTGGTCGGGCTCCTCGCCCCGCAATTGGTTTGCACGGTCGTTTAGCCACCGGGCGTATTGTCGCAGATCGTCGGAAATACGCAGAAGCTCGTCCGCCGTCCAGGGGCGGTCGTGCCCCTCAAGGCGCATCGCATCGGAATCACCAACCAACGCAAAGGCCGGGTTCTCAGCTTCGCGCCTCCGTTGCTGCCGCATTTGGGCCAGATCGATAGTCATCCCACCGCCGCTCCCAGCATGGCGGTCAGCGCGTTCTGTCCGCCGGTGTCTGTTTCGCTCAACACCTTGGCCGCCTGCGCCCCAGTCTGAGCGGTCGTGGCGGCATTCTGCATCGCCTGCATCTGCTGCATCTTCGCCTGCATCGAGGCCCGGGCCTTGCGGATGTCGGTGACCTTGTCGTCCGATACCACCATCTTGACAGGAGCGCCGATGGCCTCGCGGTATTCGTCGACCGTTTGGTCGAAATCAACCTTGTCCAGCACTTCAGGCTTCACCGCGGCGAGGCTTCCGACGAACGACATCAGGCGCTCGATTGACCCGACCGCGACCGACTTCTGCGCTTCGGCCAGGATCGAGATGTACTCGACCCGGAGTGGCTGACCGGCCAGCGCCTCTGGTGGCGGCGGGAGCAGCGGGCCACGCACGCCCAGCGCCCAGAACGGGGCCGACTTCCTGACCATGATCCCGAAAACGCGGTCGATCAGCGGGTCGAGCAGTTCGTGGTGCAGGCGCTCGAGTACCGGCCCCAGCATCAACAGCTTTTCCTGGCGACGCGCATCGATCTCGGTGGCGGTGACGTTCGATCGCTCGATGTCGGTCACGATCATCCAGACGTCGGCATAGAACGCCTGCTGAATGCGCCGCCGGACAAAGTCCATCGCGTTCTGCATCTCGACCGTGCGCGGCTGCACCTCGTACATCGACCGGATGCCGCCGTTTCCACCCTGGCCGGTGTCGTCGACGAAATTCACCCCGCCGGGCAGGGCATTGATCGGCGCGCCGCGCAGGGTGGTCGGTGCGGTCAGCGGCGGGTTGACCATCTTGTCGATAGCCTGGGCCAGCCGCTTCTCCATCACCTGGAGCTGCATCACATCGCCCAGGGCATCCATCGCCGGGGCGCGGCCATAGATGTCGGACCCGGCCAGATGCCAGCGCGGGCACATCGCCGGAAATTCGTCGTAACCGCCCTCGCGGAGGAAGGCATCAACCCGTCCCCCTTTCTCGAACCAGACCTCGACGAACGGCTTTCCTCCCGCCTTCCGGCTCGGCTCGATGGCATGAACGACCTCGACCCATTCGTCGACACGGCCCTTCCGGTACTGATCGCGGACAGACTGGCTCACCGCGTCTTCACCGAACTCCTCGACCAACTGGCCGACGGTCATGCTGTATTCGCGGTAGAGGGTGTCGACCTGACCGGCGCTGTTCTGCGCCACCCAATATTCGCCTGCCGTCAGGGTCTGGCAGGTGATGATCGGGCCTTCCGGGTCCATGTTCTCGTAGACCAGCATCGCCGCCGTTCCGAACGCGGCCAATTCCTCGTAGACCGAGTAGAGCGCGTTGTAGAGGCTCGATCGGTTGAACACCTCGCGCATCAACCGCTCGACATCGGACAGCCACGTCTTGACCTCGTCGTCCTCGGCCAGTGCGGGATCGGGAGCGCCGAGGCGGAACCAGGGCCGGGCCGGGCTGGTGACGCCGGACATCAGACCGGACGCCAGGGTGCGATGCGCGATGGTCCCGGTGTTGTCGATGATGTCGCTGTTGCGCCGGTCGCCCTTATTGCGATCCGTGGTCAGAAAGCGGCCCCGACGCGGCAACAGGTAGGTGGAGATATCCTGCCAGTGGCTGACAAACGATGACCGCTCCGTCTTCAGTGCGTCAAGGCGGCGCAGATAGCGGGCACGGCGGTCGGTGTCGGCCATGGATCAGCCTCCCAGCAAGGTTTTCTTGGACGTCTCGGCCTGCCCGAGGACGCCCTGACCGCCGGTAAGCAGCGTTCCCCCCATCGTCGATCCGGCGGCGGCAAGCTGCTTCCGCGTGGTATCGCTGGCCTGCTGCACCTGGGTCGAGGCCAGCTTGACCGGCTCCTTCGGCGGCTCCTGCGTCGGAACCGAGGGGGTGCTTCCCCCGCCACCCATGCACATATCGAAAAACCCCTTCAGCTTTGCGCGAACGATTGGCGCGGGTCGTATTCGGAGCGGGCGAAGGTCGTTTCTTCGCGCCCCACCTTCATCGTGCGCCGGTTGGCATAGACCACCGCGTCACCCCGGTCGGGGCTGCGGCCGATCCGTTTAATCAGCTCATCCTTACCCTCGATTAGGATGCCGCTGCTGGTCAGCGTCCATCGCGGCGCAGCCATATCTGCCAGCAACTCGCGATCCGGCGGCAGGGCCAGTCCATCGCCGTGCACCGGGTCGAGTGCCTCGCGAAACTTCCACCACAATTCGGCCCGTAGGTTTGCAAACCCCAGACGTCCAGACTTGTCGCGGGCATGGGACTTCGCCGCACCATTCAGGCCGACCACCTGCACACCGGCTCCTTCCAGATGGTCGTAAACCGATGCTCCGACGCCGATCACGTCGAGTTGGATCGGCGCACCGTCCTTGACCGCGCCGACTGCCAGGCCAGCGACCAGCGGACCGTTCGGGGTGGCCGATCCGGGCCAAGCCTGCAACTCGGCGAACCACACCCCATGACGAGGAGACAGGATCGTCTTGTCCTGTCCACCCCGGGCGATGTCGAGGCCGAGCGCATCCATCGGCTTTCCCTGGCCACCGTCCGGACGCCACCGCGCTTGCGCCGCCTTGATCCAGTCGGTCGGGATCACCTGGAAGGCGTTGTCCTGCTGCATGGCGGCGAAATCTCCGTGGCGGAAGGCGCTTCTCAGGGGCTCGGGCAGCATGTCCAGCGTGGCCTCGTAATCGCTTCCAGCCAGGAAGGCGTTATCCTCGACCCGGGCGGGAACGAAGGTCCGGCTTTTCGGCCGCAGAACCTTGCCCTCGTGCTCGACCGGCTCCGGTCCCGGAACCTCGACGTCGCGTCTGTCGATCGAGACGAACCACCGCAGTTCTCCCGGCTTGGCCGGGTTCGGATGGTTCCGATCCAGCCAAGGGCCGAAATAGTCGATGATCCAAAAACCCTCGGTGTCCGTCGGCGGGTTGAACGCCAGGATCACCCGGCACCGCTGCCCCGGAACCGTGGTGCGGTTCCAGGTCATCAGCATCCGAACCTGGAGTTCCAGGAAGTTTGCCGCCTCATCGAAGCCGACCAGATCGAACGGACGCCCCTGGAATTTCTTCCAGTCACCCGGCCTGGGCACCGCACCGAACCGCACTGTCCGTGCTACCGACCTGATCTTCCGACCGCCAGGAACCCCTGCCAATCTACCCCGCAGCGTCCAGGTCCGGCGCTGGCGGGTGAACCGTCCGGCATCGCCGACAATCTCGCCCGATCGGTCTTCCAGGCCCTCAAGCTGCGGCCCTTCCCGGCGGTAAATCACCGCCCTGCGATGCATCGTCAGCGCCGCGCCCAGCAACAGGTCCGTTTTGCCGCCACCGGCAGCACCGCCATACCCCAGAACGTCAGCCGGGCTTAACAGGGCCTCGATCTGCGGCAGGCTGGCCGGTGTCCACAGCGGATGTGCCAGGAGGGTCGCCATCTCCCGGCGCTGCTCCGGCGTCGAGGATCGCAACCAATCGCGCAGTCCGCTCATCCTCGGTCACGGCCTCCGCGTCGTCGTCATCGCCTGCCACCTGATCGCCCGGCAGAGCCACGCCATCGGCGGCGGCCTGGGCGATCATCACCCGGGTGCGAGCCAGCGCCCCGGCTGTCCGGGCGTTGCGGTTGAAAGCGGCGTCGAGCGATCCGCCGCTGGTTTTGCCCTCATCATCGCCATCGTCGGGGCTGGCCTCCGGAACCGGTGCGGCCTTGTGCGCCCGAAAGGCCCGTAACTCGGCGGTGCCCTGAAGGATCGCCAGCCGCTCGCCCTGGGGCAGGGCGAGGAATTCCCGGTCCTCCTCGGTCAGGAGCCGCGACCAGACCCCGTGTTTGCGGGCGTTCTGGTTTCCCATCTGGTCGATTGGACCGGTGCTTTTCCCGCCATGCATCCGACACCTCCCGTTCCGCATGGCGGGTTGACGGCACGGTTCGCCGCTGCGGGTCTTCGCGCCGCAGAGGGGATGATCTGGAGGGACTGGCACATCACCGGGCCGGAAAAAGAAAACGCCCGGCAGGTTTCCCTCCGGGCGCTCGTGTTGCACTTCGAAAAGTCAAACATTCAGTCGGGAATTTGTCAAGGGCTGCATAATTTTAGTCTTGCGTCTCAGTCAAAAACGTCCTATTTTTAGGACATAACGGATGGGGACTGCCCCGCCGATTACCGGGCAAGGAGGCCCTGGGACAATGACCACTTATTTCCACGTAGCTCCGGAAATCGCCGCCAAAGAGATCATCGCTTACGGCCTCAAGTCGCTCCTCCAGCAGCATGGCGGAGATGCGGACGAAGCTATCGCCGCCCACATCGCCCGCTGGTCTGCCCGGACTGACCGTGACGCAGAAACTTTTGACTGCATCAGCCTCGACATTCAGAGCGTTTGCCTCTTCACCGATCTCGACATGGCGACCGCCTGGGCAGCCGAAGAAGAGGGTTTAGTCGTTCTCCGGATCGATGACGAAGACGATCTCATTGAGATCACCGACGATGCCTACGCGGCTGACGACGAGAGTGGGGCCGTCCGGGTCATCAGCTCGGCCAGCGCTGGTGACGGTTACAACATGATTAGCGCGAAATTTGTCAGCATCTCGCGCGTGTGAAAGGCTTTACCGATGTCCACTGACCCCGCCGCTCTCATCGCCGCCGTTGGTCAATCTCTTTTTGGGACCCATTGGCAAACCGATATGGCCGCCGCCCTCAGCGTCAGCGACCGTACTGTCCGCCGCTGGGCTGCTGGCACAGACGCGCCGCGGGCCGGGGTCTGGACTGACCTACATCGGCTTTGCCTGGAGCGAGCTCAGGCGCTTGACGATCTGGCCGAACAGCTCAAAGGGGCAACAGGTGCCTCATAAGGATCGCGCCGCCTATCTGGCCTATCTGGACGCCTACCGCGCCAAGCATCGTCCGTCGCCAGCCCCCGTCGAGCAAGGCGACGGGCTGCCGCCGATCGGCCAGATCGTCTACAGCGACGACGGAACCAAGGTGCAGTGTCACGTCTGTGGGCGGTGGCTTGGTGCCTTGAATACGCACATCAAGACGCACGGTCTTGATGGGGATAGCTACAAGGAGCGCTACGGCTTGGCGCGTGGGGCCTCGCTCCTGCCACCGGCGACGCAAGAGCGATACAGAGAGGTCGCTGCCGCCCGGAATCTCGGCGAGACCTCCGGCCAGTACCTGCCCCCACCCCGACCGCGTGCCAAGGGGATCGAGGTACGGCTATCGTCGCGAATCGAAGAGAGCGCTCAGCGCAAAGGTCGGCGTCGAGGGTAGTCATGCCCACGGCTCCGGATCAGCCCCGATCCCGTCCACTCTCCACCGGGTCAACGAGCGCCCATCCAGCACCAAGGCCAGCACTTCCAGCGCCAGATACCAGCGCCGATACTCGGCCCGGCACATCGCGACGTAGGCCGGGCTGGGGTGAAGTTCGACCGGGCATGCACGCACCTCGACGGTCTGCGGCCGCTTGTGTCGGTGTTGCACCTCGTCATGGCGGATCACCACGCCCAGGTCATGCCGGTAGACCCCGCTCGGGACGAAGTACGGCTCAGACCCCCAGGTCGGCGACGTACCGCGCCGGGCGTGCTCGACCACCAGCCACCGGCCCGGCCCGTCGTCCAGCATCTCGACCGCGCCGACCACCGCGATCGCGTCGGGGTGGACATCGGGGGATTGCTGCCAGCCGGTCGAGCGGATGATGCACCCAAGCTGGCCGTTCATGGCGATGGTCGCCGCGTTCGATCCGCCCCGGCTGAACGCCCCGCCGTCGTCGCCGTCCGCCCCGGCTTCAAGGCCATGCAGCCCTCGGCCGATCATCGCGTCCGCGCACTGTCGCCGGTATGCCCAGTCGAGCAGCCCGACCAGCGTGGTTGATTCGCGGCACAGCGCATGGGGTTGGTTTGGCAGGATCGTCATGCGGCCCCTCCGATGCTCTCAGCCACAATCGACGCAGCGCTCTCTCCCGCAGCCAGACGAGATCGGACCCGCGCCAGCGCGTCCTGATCCTCAGGACTGAGGTTTGAACGCCACCGTGCAATCCTTGCTCGTCTCGCGTCCTCATCAGCCCGTCCCTTGGCATCGAGGCGCGCTCGCAGTTGGGCCTGCTGGAGCCGGTGACGCCAATCGCTGAGACGGGTCATCTCCTCGCCGATCCAGCGCACCACGTCCGCGATCTTGGGCGGATCGGGCCAGCGGTGGGTGCGGGCGACCTGATCGAATGCGGCGGCCAACACGTCAGCCGGATAGGGCGACAGCAGACGCCGCCACTCGGCCAAGGTGGTCGGGTGAGGTTGGGGCACTCCAGCGTCCCACATCCGTTGCATCAGACCGGCGAGGACATGCGGCTCGACCGGAGCAAGGCGGGCCTCAACGTGGGCAAGCGCTACCGGAAGCAGTTCGGCGATACCGTCAGGGAGCGCCTCCGAAATCCCCTCCCACGAGGTCAGGGAACGCCTCAAGCGTGCGGCGTCGGCTTTCGTCAGGGTCATAGCCTGGGCGGCGCGAGTGACGAGGGCTGTGTTGGTCGGTGCCATGGGGGGTGACCTCCGGTTCAGGCAACGGCCTTAGCCGCGCCGCTTTTGCGTCGGAAATTGCTTTGTCGAAAAAGTTCAGCGATGAGGGCAGCCAAGCCGGGTTCGATCTGGACCGTCTGGCGCTATCCAGCACCCGGCGAATGGTCGGCAGGATGTCGTGATCCAGATCGGCCCCGATCTCGATCCAGGTCAAAACCCGTCCACCGTCGATCCGGCAGTTGGGATCGTCCCAAGCCCCGATCGCTTCGAGGGCTTCCCGAGACGGATCGCGCGTCGTGCGCGCTAACAACACGTCAGACTCTTCTGTCCTGTCCTGTCCAACGCGCGCGTGTATCGGCGTTTCCGCTGGAATTCCGGCGGAAGGTTCTTGTTTAAACAGATCGTTTCCGCTGGAATTGTCGGTGCTTTCCGCTGGAATTCCAGCGGAACTCCCCTTCCTTTTTCGCTCCCGATCCTTCGCCCGACGCTCGTTAAATCCCCTCTTTTCCTCCCATGCCTCGGCCACTTTCCGGCAGAGATAGGTGTGATAGAGGCGGCCATCCGAGCAAAGGACGAAGCCGTGGATGGCTGTGGACCTGATCTTTTTCCAGGTCTTGATATCCCGCCCCAGCCCGGACAGATGGCACAGGGTGGCGTCGTCGTCCGGGAGCGACCCGGCGGGGATTTGATGCCACGCCCGCAGCCACAGAGTGACTGCCGCTCTCCACGCGGTGTCATCCGGGGTGGCGTTGAAATCGCTGTTCAGAAGGGCGGCGGCATCCATCGGCATCCAGCGGTAATCCCGTAGATCGCAATCGGCTGGCACCGGCGGTTCAGGTAGGTCTGTCACTTCTTCCCCCTTCGCTTTTTCGGTGCCGCATAGACCTGGGTGGGCGCTTCGATTTCCCTGGCGACAACAGCCCTCCTGAACCGCCCATCGAGCCATTCCGCCGCACGGTCCCGGCATGCCTGGGCAACCCGCAGCCGTTCGGCGTCGGTCTCGCCATCGTGGCAAGCGCGGGTCTCGTGATATTCGGCGAGGCCGATCGAGATGGAGGCTTCGTGGGCGGGGTCGCGGGTCATTCAGCGGCCTCCGGGAACAGCAGGAACTGGCCGTCCGCCTCGATCGCCGGACGTGAGAGCAGCGCGGAGAGTTCGATACGCGAACGCTCCAGCCAGAGGTGATACCCCGTTTCCGCACAATCGCAGTCGGTCCACCCTATGGGCCATTGCATGAGCCATTCGACAAAGCGAGGGTTCAAGCGCCGGGTCGATTTCGAGGATGCGGGACCAGATGTCGGAGGATGGGCCTGGGGCGAAGAGGGGGAGCCATCCATGCCGTTGGGCGAAGGCCAGGCATGCGCCGCTTCCTGAAGGTCCGGCCCGCCCGCGTTCCGGCCGGCCCGCTGGCTGTTGGCCCCGCCCGACAGGGCCTTGGGCGTCGGCCACATCCTGCTGACCTGGGCCAGGCTGTCGTCCCGCTGCGTTCCCGCCGACATCTTGTCGCCGTCCCCGGCGCGGGGAGTCGGCCACGACTTGATGGTGTGGCAAAGCTGATTCTGCGTTTTCGCCGAACCGCGGGCCGATCTGCTCCCGCCTTTGGCATCCACCGTGTTCGGAGTTGGCCAGGTCGTTGCTTTGCTGGATAGGTCCCAGTCGTGCTCCGGGCGGCCATGGTTCACATGCCCTTGCCCTCGCGCCGTCGCCGCCGTCGGAGTCGGCCAACTCTGGCCACGCGCCGCTCCCACCAGGGTCTGGCCGCGTTTCCCGTCCGGCTCGTTCTGCCCCTGGATCGCCGCCGCCGCCGAGGGAGTGGGCCATTGCTGCGCCTTCCCCACCAGGGTGGGGCGCTCGGCTCCCTTCTTCCCCCGATCCCGCGTGTACTGGTGGCCGTGGCTGTCCGTCACCGACACGGTGGGCCAGGACGAAGAGGCGAAGGCGCTCATGGCTCGCGCCGACTTCCGCCGCCGCAAAGAGTCCCGCCGCAACCCTGTAACCCAGGTTTCCCAAGTCATCGACGACTTCACGGAATCCCAGACGAAGATGGTTGGGGACGTTTTCGAGAAAGACGGCGCCGGGCCGCACCTCCCCGACGATGCGGGCGACGTGGGGCCACAGGTGGCGGGGGTCTTCGACGCCGCGCCGCTTGCCGGCGGTGCTGAATGGCTGGCACGGATAGCCCGCAGTGAGGATATCCACGACGCCACGCCATGGGCCGCCGTCGAAGGTGGCAACGTCGTCCCAGATAGGTGCCTGATCCAGTTCCTGTGCTGCCATCCGCGCCACGAGAGAGGCCGCAGCGTGGGTTTCCCGTTCGACGTAACACACAGTTCGATAGGCTGGATCGGCGATGTGGACGGCAAGCTCAAGCCCGCCGGCACCGGCGCAGAGGGCAAGGCCGTTGAGGGGATATGAAGCCATGTCACTTCCACCCCCCGGCCCGGTAGCCGGGGCGCTTTGCAGCCTGGATCGGATCAAGCTCCGTCGGTTCTTGCGCTTCGGGCGTGTTTGCTTTCGGCGCTGTCGGCAGTTTCCGATCCAGCGGGGCCTGCGATGCCTCGGCGTACCGAAGCATCGAGGCCGGGATGCGTGGCTTTGACGGGGGCTTCATGGTGCCCTCGCGATTTCCCGCACCGTAACGACGGTGACGGGATTCACCCCGTACCGCTTATCAGCCGTCAGCCGCACAATCTGCTTATCGTCCGAATAGACGATGCTGTTGAGGCCGTCCCAGATCAGCTTTGCAATGTTGTCGAGATCTGGCTTTGTCGTCGGCCTTTCCTCCCCAGACAGAGCCGCCGCCTGCCGTTTTTTCGGCCAAGACTTCGGGATCGGAAGGACGGCGCTCAAAACCATTTCCACTGGACCCGAAAACGGATCGCGCGAACCCATCGCATCCATAGCCAGAGACGCCACGACACCCTCGCGGGTCTTGGTCGGCTTCGGAGTGAACGCGATAGCTTGACCTGATCTTGTCTTCCCAATGCGCGGCCGACCTTTCCCCATCGCCGCCCCAGGGATCGTGATCGTAACGGAGTCCATCGCCGTTACTCCGCCGCCAGATCGGACCGGTCAAATACCGGGCCGTCGTCCGGCTCGACACCCGCGCCATCGAAATCAAGCTCCGGCTGATTGCTGGACGGAGCATCCGGCTCGGGCTGGCTCCCCTCGAAGCAATCGCCCGCGTCGGCCACGACGATCAGGACATCAAGGCCCTGGGCGTCAAACAGAGCGTGGCGGTGTTCGCTGTCCTTGCGCATGGTCAAGGTGGCCTCGATCGCCTTGTCCTTGTTCGCGACGGTCTTGACCTCGGCCAGGATGACCTGACGGCCGCCCGCGGCGATCAGGCGCACAATGCCCCGCACAAGAGCGCCGCTCCGAATCGTCAGGTTGTCGATCAAGCACTGCTGCTCGACCCGGCTCATCTGCTGCCAGGGCTTGGGCGTGTTCTTGACGATGTCGAGCATATGCCCGGTGACATCAGCGGCCAGGGTGCTCATGTCGCCCAGGATCACCCGGACGTCTTCGGCATCCAGGCCAGCGTCGAGCAATCCGGCGTCGGCGGCGGTCAAGATCACCTCAGTCGCACCGGCATCCTTGGTGCGGGCGACAAGGCCGATCACGTCAGACGTAGGTTCTCCCCGCGCATTGGCGAGGGCGGCGTCCAGGTCGGTGTGGATGATGTCGTTTTCGCTCACTGGCGTTTCCTTTCGGGGGTGATTGGCGGCCCGCTCTGCCTTGCGGGCGTCTTTGATGCGTCTCCGTTCATCTGGCGGCAGCTTCCAGAGCGGGACGGGCTTCGGCATGGCCGCTACAGCGACCCCTCGACCAGCCAGCGGGCGAGGATCAGCCCACCAACGGCGAGAGCGATGACGGCCAGCAAGACCAGCGGCATACGCGGATCAGTCTCGACCGGCTCGAACAGCACCGGCCCTTCGGTGCGAGCGACATCCTCGATGGTCCACACCGAGCGGTTACGGTTGCGAAGGCGATCGGCAGGGCGGAAGGGAAGGGACATGGCGGCCTCCTAAAGGCGCGACATGATCTGCACCGCCCGCTGAAACACGGCGCGCTCTGCGGCGCTCAGGTCTCCGGGCTGGCGATGGCCGATCAGGTCGAGCAGGGTGTCGGTGATGGTGGGATAGACGCGGGCCATCCGGCAGAAGTCGTTCAGCCGGGGCAGGCCGTCACCTTCAGCGTGTCCTTTGAGCGTCCTTGGTGCGATGTCCACTCGCTGGGCAACGCCTTTGAGGCCGTTCGGGTCGGCCTTGATGACGTCACGGATTGCCCCAGACACCGCCTGCACGGTTTTCAGATACTCGTCTTCCGCAGCCGTATTTTTGCGGCGCGGCATCGGGCACCCTGTGACGGTCGAAATCCGGCCCTGCCCCAGTGCCGGGGCGGCAGAGAGATTGCGGAGGTGCCCGAAGAAGATGTTGAGTGCAGGCGAACTCAGCGGGTTGATGGTGGCGGCCGACTCGACGCCAGCCGCCACCGGCTCTATCGTGGTAGTTGCGACACCACCCACGATGGAGTTTTCCAATGGGCAAGAACGAGACGACAGGGAAGAAGGCCGCTTCGAATGCGTCAAAGGTTCTGCGCGATCCGAAGGCTTCTCCCGCCGCAAAGAGTGCAGCTGGTTCAGCCCTGACGCAGGTGAAGGACAAGCCGAAGAAAGGCGGGAAGTAGGTTTACGCATCGGACGTCTCCACCGTCTCGGTCTGCGACAGCATGACCGCCACATGGCGGTTCAGTGCATCGCCGACATAGGTTGGGGCGAGGGCCATGCTCACCGGCCCCTCGTGCGTCCACAGTGCCGTTCGGCATCCGCCGCGCCGATCCCAGACGATCAGCGCGTAACCGGCGATGTCGTCCCCATGCAGATCGCAGCAGGCGCCAACCTGGGTGTTCAGGTCGGACCGGCAAGCATCGGCATAGGCCGATCTGGGATCGACGGTGCGGAGGGTCATGCTGCCCTCTCGGTGTTGGGGGTGGGGATTGGTGGCTGCCAGTCGGGGGGGATGGCTGCTTCGAGCTTTCGCAACGTGTCGGCGGTGGGGGACCAGCAATCATGATCCATATCGCGCAGTGCGTTACGGTGCAGGCCGGCCAGGGCCGAATACCTGCTCTTGGACATGCCGGGGGATCTGGCGAACGCCCTTACCCGGCGGATGGATGCCTCGATAATCATGCGCCCACGATACCACAGAATTCTGTGCATACAAGGCGTATCACAGATTTCTGTGCTGATGCTGACCCTGGCGGATCGGGCATGATCCGGGGCATGTCGAAACGAGAACCGAAAATCGAGGAAGGGTCGTCAGACCAAGCAAAGAAGGTCCATGCCTTTTTGCTGTCGCGCGGGCTATCTATGCGCGGCTGGGCGATGAAAGCCGGGGTCTCCGCCAGCCTCCTGTCCGAACTGTTTTCCGGGAGGACCCGGAGTTTGACCTATTCTCGCCTTCTCAAGTTGGCGAAGGCTGCTGGGGTTCGCCCAGCGGATATAGTTGGGGCTGACTCCCTATCAACCCTCGAAGACGATAGGCAATTCACGGTTCGAGACGTGTATGACGCGGTAACGCTTTGGGCGTCTCTCGACAAGTTTGACGATCCGATGGCTGTCGCTACGGCAATCATCGAGATTATGTTGGAGACGCCTGAAGAGCCCTGCAATACCGCATAACAGCCTCTTCACGCTCCAATCCCGAGGCGTCTGCCGCATCTTGACATGCTCTCAAGATCTTCACCTGATTATCATCGAGATGGTATCCGAGCGTTGATGCTGTTTTGAGAAGACGCCGAAACCTAAATCCCTCCGCCCGCTTCATCCCGCCCTCCCTGCTCACCCTGTAATGAGAACACAGTGGCAACATTTCGTCAATAAGGGCCTCCCCTGTTGCGCGATGCGGGCGGTTGCGTTTGTCGCTATGAGAAATTCGCCACCCCACTCCACGGATCGGATGCTGCGATGCATGATTCCCCTTCATCATTCGGAGAATCAGATGCGCGCTGCCCTTGTTGCCCTTGCCCTGCTTATCCCAATCCCGGCGCTGGCCGGGCAGCCCGTCAGCCTTGAGGCGCTATGCTTTACGCCCGGCGGCGACTGTACCGGGGTGATCGTCGATCAGATCGGCAAGGCCCAGCGCCAGGTGCTTGTGCAGGCGTACAACTTCACGGACGCAGCCATCGTCAAGGCGCTGATCGATGCCAAGCGGCGAGGTGTGGATGTGCAGGTGGTGATCGACCGGGTCAACGTCTGCGCTGAGGACAAGCCGGTTTGCCGGGCATCGGGTGCGGTTGCTGCGGGTCTGATCACTCGGGCCGGTATCCCGCTGTCGATCGACCGTAAGGAGAAGATCGCCCACAACAAGGTGATGGTGATCGACGGGCACCGCGTCATCACCGGGTCGTTCAATTTCTCGCAGTCGGCCCAGAAGGCCAACGCCGAAAACCTGCTGGTGATCGAGGATGAAGCAACGGCCCGGCGCTATGCCGAGAACTGGCGGGCGCACCAGGGGCACAGCCAGGAATATCAAGATCGCTAAGGATGCATCCAGTCGGCAGACGAGAAAATCCGCCACAGCCCATCCATGCACCGCTTAACCAGCGGATCCTTTGCGGTGTCCTGCCCACACACCATCCAGAGTGATGCAATCATCGAGGGGGAGGTGATTTCCGTCACCCTCAACCCATCCGCATAAAGCGGGGAATAGGTCGGCAGGACACCTATTCCGGCGCCGCGCAATGTCAGATGACCAACAGAGCATGACCATGCTGTGGATATTGCTGGCATATCTCCTTCCGAGAGCAAGTTATGCCAGTTTTCCCACCCATCCCCGCGAAAGTGCGTGTATGCATCAAGAGTAACAAGTTTATGTCGATACAAATCGTCAAACTTGGACGGAAGCTTTTCAAGCCTCATGTAATCATCCGACAAAAACGGAACAAAATGAACATCCGCTAGTTTTCTCACGCGGTCATTTGGGCGTCCCGGCGGCAGCTTTCCTCCTGACTGCCATATAATGTCAATGTCTGAATTTATAGACGGATCAAACCCAACTATTTTAATTGGAGGAAGATCAACTCCGTGCAGCATTGCGGCTTTCCCAAGCGGCCCCAATGCCTGACCAGCCATAACGGGCGTTATCAGGTATGACGCCACACCCTCCGACATCCTGACGGCAACCATTCGATTGGGCCGCGATCGCATGCTGCGAAGCGCCCTTTCGAGGTCCAAGATATCGTCTTCGATCCGGAGAGCGCGGGAGATAATTTCCTCTCCTTGAGGGGTCAAGGCCGACCCGCCAGGAAGTCGCTGGAATAGCCGCACCCCAGCCATCGCCTCCAGAGTCGCGATACGACGGCTGACGGTAGCCTTGCTGACGCCAAGGGATACTGCCGCGCCGGTGAACGAGTTCGCCCGGCCGACCTCGATCATCACCCTAATGTCGTCCCAATCCACCCCCTCCTCCTGCGCTGTTTCACCCGTGAAACGACGGTTTCTTATGGTTTCTTCTACTAAATAAAAATTTTTGAAATTATAAGCGCGCCATTGTTCAACTTAGAAAAATGGCTCTCCTTAATAGTTGAGGTTGCCATGACAGAAGTTATAGAAAAGCTTAAAGGGAAATCCTCTCCCGAAGATATTAGCGTTGAAATCGTAACATCTCACGATCAGATGCAGATGATCGTTGCTGTGCGGGCACTTGTCTTTCTCGGGAAGCCGGGGTGGCCGTATGAACACACCTTCGACGAGAACGACCATTGCGCGACTCACATCCTTGCAAAGGTGGGAGGGGAGCCTGCCGGAACAGTTCGGATACGATGGTTTTGCGAATTCGCTCGGATCGAACGCATTGCGATCCGCGATGAATTTCGCTCGCTTGCGCTGCTCAACAAGATCGCAACGACGGCTTTGCGGCTGTGCCGCAGGAAGGGATACGACAAGGTTGGCGGGCTGGCCTATCCGGGCCTGATCCGCTTCTGGGGCAGGCATGGTGCAGAGCCGATCGGCGAGCAGGTCGATAGCATTTACGGCCCCGTCATCCCGATCCTGGGGGAGCCCCGTCACTGGGAAGACATCGTCCCAATGACCTTATCCGAGGCGGGTGACCCCAACTTCGAACGCACCGCCCTTGCTTGGGAAGGGGCGGGAGTATGACCACAAGCCAAAGCGACCTCAAAGAGGTCCGCATCAATATTTTTTCTGAGAGCTTGGCCAGCTTACAGCGCGAAGCGTGCCGTCTTGGCTATCACGAAGCGGCGCATCTCCTCGCCGTCGCCAGGGAGACAGTCGAGTTCCCCAGGGAGGGGGGATCTGCTCTGATTAAGCCAACCAGCGCCAAATCCCAAGAAGGTTGATCGCCGTAAAAACGTGAAGAAGGATCAGCGGCGGATCGCGAGTGATCGCGCCCGCCGCGGTCCGACAGATCGAAGAGCAGGCAGATCCAAAGCCGGGGAGCGGAGGCACTGAAAGAAAACCCCGCCGGAGCGGGGTTAGGGTCAGCGTTTGGATGCGGGCAGTTGAGATGGAGTGGGCACGGCTTGCTGCGGTACCTGGATCACGATCGGCTGCGGGGTCGAAGGCGGTGAATCCGGCTTTATCCAAGACAGGCCGCCGATGATGCCACCAATCACGATGCCCATCAAAGCAAGACCAAGTCCCAGCCCGGCCAGCGTATTGGTGGTGAGGTCGCGCTTTGTCGGAAGCTGGGCCAATGTCACGCGAATCTCAGACGTCACCTGACCTAGGTGATCGAGTTTCTTATCGACGTTGGCGCGCCATGTATCGTCCATACCCCCATTATGGCCATCACCACCGTCAGTTACAATGGCTCTTCCTCGTGCGGCTTGATCCTCAATCCACCGAAGAACAAGCCTTGTTTCTATCGAGCTATTCTCTTGGGGCATCAGTTCTACTCACCAGAGCTGTTGCACTCGCCGCGTATTTCAAGGCCTCCTGAGCCGATACGGAAGGATTTTCTGAATATCCATTCATCCCCTCGCATAGCTTTCCAATGGCAGCACTGAGCTTTAGGACGGCCTCTTCCAGGACGGCTATGCGCCGGTCACGTTCGTCGGGGCTGGTCATAATTTTCTCCCTAATCCCTCTCCGGTTCCCGCCTCAACCGCCCGATCTCCGTCGTCAGCTTCGGCACCGCACTCGCCAGGATCGACACCGTCCGGTCTCGTTCACGACCCGGGCCCGATTGGGTCCTCAGCATGACACCCACAACTTGGGCTGAGTTGCCCATCGCAACAGACCACGCGGTCGCCTTGGCAACTGCACTGCCCTCCATGCCAGGAACAGCACCCCCGGCCTGCGACCTGGGGCGAGCAGTTCTCTTGAGCGATGCGGTCAGAACAGGCTGACAGGCCAGCCAGCAAGATCAGCGCGGCGGCGAGAGGACGAGCTATCATGCGGCACCTCTGAGTAAGGGTTACAAACCGTCAATTGCCTCGGCGATCTCGGCGTCATTCCGACCGAACCAGCAATCCCCGCGCCCCTTGATCCGGTGCACCTCGGCCCCTGTCTTGGTGTCGATGATCGAGATTTCATACCGCAGGGCATTGGCCCCGATCAGGCAGGGGTTCCAGGTGTGCTGCTCCACCAGGAAGGTGTATCGCGGGCTGCGCTCATTCCCGATCTTGACATCAATGTCGGGCGCGATTTTCCCCGAAACCTTCTGATCCCCCGTCGAGACGACGAGCGTCCAGCCATTGCGGGCGAGCGCCGCCTTCATCTCCCCGATGACGCCAAATGATCCGGGCGGAACGAGCGCAACCTTGTCCGACCGATCAATGGCGCTGAGGGGATGAACCTCGTGGAACGCACATCCGGAAACGATTAGGGCGCAGGTGATGGCAAGGTGAAGGATGGCTTGGCGCTGCGCTTCGCTCATCGGAGCCTCTGTCAGGGTTGGTCTGGCGGCTATCCGGCAGCTTGGTTCGTTCTCAATGGTGGTTATTAGGAGTGTAAGGACTAGATTCGACGCCGGAATTTTTATTTTGGAACCTCAATATTTCGATTCTTCATGTAAGAGAAAACTTCATACAAGACGCTTCCGCGAGCCTTTTCGTGCATATACCTAAATATTTCAATATATCTTTTTGATAGAACGGCATCGTTTTCATCGTCATAAAATGAAGATGCTAAACACATAACAGTATTATATGGAAAACCTTCGCGTGAATTTTCAAACATATCTTCTGCTGAAGAAAGTGTCGTTCCAATCCTACAATCAACAATTCCCTCTATTTCGGCTGAACTAGCTCCGTCCCCCACGAATGACTTTATTAAAAGAATTCTATGTCTCATTTTTACCAGAAGTAAAAATAATTCGTTATACGGGTATGGTGCCTCTAAAATAGAGGCGTAAATAAAAGACATTGAAACATCAATTGAAGAATCGTATTTCTCTGATTTTGTTATTTTTCCGTAAGTCTCTTTACAATAAAAACCTTTTCTCTCATTGTATTCGAAAAAGTCTTTTGCCAAATCTACAGAAACCATAAGAATATTAGATATGTAACTATCAAATATTCCGCTATTTTTTTCTCTGTCATTAATTTTTTTGTTAAAAATTCGCAGGATAGACAAGGTCATCTCACCACCCCCGTGATCCCCGATTATTCGATCCGTATCCGCCCTGGCTGTTCCCACTTTGCAGGGGGCTGCTGCCATAGCCTGAACCAGATGAGCCGTAGCCGGGGGTGATCGTCCCGGACGGCGACGGATCGCCCATGGGGTGGGAGTATCCGTCCAGTGGGGCCTGATATCCGTTGTTGCGATAGGTGTTGTAGTTCTCGGCCGAATGCCGGGCGCGCGCGTCGTTTGTCGTTTCGAGCGGGTTATAGAGCTGCGCCTCTGCCGTCCCAGCCGACGCCGCAAGAATTGCCGCCGCGATCAATGCGAGTCTCATCCCTCACCTCCGTTCGGTCACCTTTAGTATCAATTCACAACGCATGGTCGCACAGAGGTCTGTGCCCCGTTAGAACAGAATTCTGTGCATTTTCTTGTTGCGAAATGCACAGAATTCTGTGAACATCCTCCCGTCAACACCCCGATGGGAGGGAAAGATGGCCGATCCGAACACCGCCGCCGACCTTGTCATTTACCCCTTGGAAGACTTGGGCGGCCTCATTCGCACCGCCTTTCACTCGGGCGACCCCGCGCGGCCCGGACTGGAGGTCTGCGAGATCGCCCATCACCTGCCGACCGACGAGCGCCGCCGTCTGAGCGCGCTGTTCGCCACCGCGCCCGATCTGTCCGCCGAGAACGAACGCATCCGCGCCCTGTACCTGGAGGCCGAGCGTGCCCTGACCGACGCCCTTACCGAGAACGGGCGTCTGCGCGACCTGAAGGCCGATTTGGTTGAGGCGCTGGGAGGGCTGGCAGCGCTGATCCGCGAAACCGCCAGCAACGGCGGCCATATGGCGTCGGACTGGCACGTGTATCTCCAGACGGCTGACAACGCCCTCGACCTCGCTCGCGAGGAGGTCTGACCATGCTGACCAGCACCTACAATTTCACCTTTCCCCACAAGGTCATCGAGGCCGGTCTGATCCTGTTCGAGGACGCCGAGATCGAGGGCATTGCGACCTTCACCTATTCGCCCGGCCGCGCCGACAGCTTCAACACTGCCGCTGGCTGCTGGTATCCCGGCGATGAAGCCGAGATCGAGATCACCGAGATCGAGGTCTACGGGCACCGCGATACCCAGCAGGCGACCAAAGGCGAATACCGCCGCCTGCCGACCTCGTCGCCGCTGTGGCAGCCCATCGCCGATTGGCTGATGGAGCGCCAGGACGAACTGATCGACGACGCCACCACCCCTTCTGCCCGGTCTGAGCCTGCGTCGTTCGAACGCGACGACTGGCCCGACGCCGTCGCAGCGGAGTAGGGGCCATGACCGACACCATCCACATCGCTGTCACGCTGCGCCACACGACCATGCTGGGCCAGACCATCACCCGCGATGCAGCCCGCCGCCGCCTTGGCGAGATCGCCGCCCAGATCGAGGCCGTGTCCCGAGCCGAGATGCTGGCCTACGCGGTCGATGTCGAAATCGTCGATCCCGAGGTCGAGCGCAAGGCCCTCGCGGCCGACCAGGAAAGGGAAGCGTCATGATCGCTATCGACACCCCCGTCATTGTCGCCACGCCCGACTATTCCGGCCCGGCGGTCGTGCGCGGCAAAACCACCGCCGCCAACGGTCGCACGGCCCTGTCCTATGGGGTCGAGCGCCCCGACGGCGAGCGGATGCAGGTCTATCCGCCTGAGATCGTCACCAGCCCGAGCGTCGTCGCCCTGCGCCGGCCGGTGGCCTACCAGCCCGAGGATTTGCCGCCATGCGCCTGATCGCTCTCGCCGCTGTCGAGTGGACAGCGCTGCTCGCGCTGATCGGGTGGACGCCATGATCCCCACCTTTATCCGCCGCTTCCTGCCCTGGGGCCGCAAGTCGCGCCGCGCCTGGGTGATTCGAAACCTCCGCAGATGGAGCAAGTCATGAACGAGATCACCACCATCGACCAGACCGGCACCGAGTCCTCGACCGGCACCGCCCTTGTCATTTTCGACCAGCCCATGACGCCCGCCGCCCTGTTTGCGCCCGGTGCAACCGACCCCCTGATCGCCCGAATCAAGGCTGAAGTCGCCAAGGAAGTTGTCGACCCCACCACCGAGAAGGGGCGTAAGGCGATCATCAGCCTCGCGATGAAGGTGACTAAGACCAAGACGGCGATCGATGCTGCCCGCAAGGATCTGGTTTCCGACGAGAAGAAGCGCCTTGCCGCGATCGATGCTGAAGGACGGCGCATCTGGGATGAGCTGGAGACGCTGGCGAAGGATGTCCGTCGCCCCGTCACGGAATATGAGGAGCGCGAAAAGAACCGCATCGCCGCGCACGAAGCGGCTGTGGCGGCGATCCGCGCCCTGGCCGATCTGCCGCCGGACCCGACCATAGGCCAGATCGCCGAGCGCCTTGCCGATGCCGAAGCCGTCAGCACCGAGGGCCGGGAAGAATTCACCGCACTTGCCGCCCAGGCCAAGGCCAGCGTCGTCGAGACGCTGACTGCCAAGCTCAAGGCCACCAAAAAGGCCGACGAGGACCGGGCCGAACTGGAGCGCCTGCGCCGTGAAGCCGCCGAACGTGAGCGGCGGGAACGGGAAGAGGCGGCTGCCCGCAAGGCCAAGGAAGAGGCCGAAGCCGAAGCGGCTCGTCTCGCTGCTGAAGCCGCTCGTGCTGCCGAAGCAGAGCGTCAGCGTATCCAGCGCGAGGCCGAGGAACGTGAAGCCGCGATCAAGGCCGAAGCTGAGCGCAAGGAGCGAGAGGCTGCTGAAGCTTTGGCCCGGGCCGAGCGGGAAAAGGCTGAAGCCAAAGCCGCCGCCGAAGCTGCGGCGCGGAAGGCGGAGGAAGACCGCATCCGGGCAGAAGAGGATGCCAAGCGCCGCGAGCAGGAAGCCGCCGACCGCGAACGCCAGCGGATCGCCGCCGAGAAGGCCGCCGAAGAGGAAGCCACCCGCAAGCGTGAGGCCGACAAGGTGCATCGGGCGCGGATCAACAACGAGGCGCCGGCCGGTTTGGTTGCGACTGGCCTGGACGAGGACACGGCCAAGAAGGCGATCAAGGCGATTGCGCTTGGTCAGGTCCCCCACGTCACCATCAGCTACTGAGGTCCACGGATATGGGAATCACCTATCACCGCGAACTCTACCAGGGCAGTGAGGAATGGCACGCTGCCCGGTGCGGCATCCTCACCGCCAGCGAGATGAAGCTGATCGTCACGCCGACGATGAAGGTCGCGTCGAACGAGAAAGAGCGCGCCCACCTCTATGAACTGCTCGCCCAGCGCATCACCAAGTACGTCGAGCCGCGCTATATCGGCGACGACATGATGCGCGGCCATGAAGACGAGGTTTACGCCCGCGCCGCCTATGCCGACAAATTCGGGGTCGAGGTCGAAGAGGTTGGCCTCATCACGAATGACCGATGGGGCTTCACGCTTGGATATTCCCCGGATGGCCTTGTTGGCAATGACGGCCTGATCGAGATCAAGAGCCGTCGCCAGAAATTCCAGGTCGAGACGATCATCGAGAACGTCGGCGCGGATCAGAGCGAGACAATCCCCGCCGATTTCGTGATCCAGGTTCAGACCGGGCTGTTGGTGAGCGAGCGGAAATGGCTCGATTTCATCAGCTATAGCGGCGGTCTGCCGATGGCGACGATCCGCGTTCACCCCGATCCGAAAATCCAGGACGCCATTCTTGCGGCCGCGACCGCGTTCGAATCGCGCCTTGCCGTCAAGCTGGCGGCCTATCACGACGCCGTCAGATCGAACCCGCGCCTCGTTCCGACCGAGCGCCGCATTGAACTGGAAATTGCAGCATGAGCGCCGACCTGAGCCGGGCAATCGTCCCGAAGAGCGACCAGTTGAACGCCGACGACCTGATCGCCGGACCTCGCACCATCACCGTGTCGAAGGTGACCGTGCAAGCTGGTACTGAACAGCCGGTCGCCATCCATTTCGAGGGCGACAACGGCAAGCCCTGGAAGCCGTGCAAGTCAATGTGCCGCGTCCTGGTGAATGCCTGGGGCGCGGACGGTGCGAATTACGTCGGCCGCTCGATCACACTTCGTCGCGATCCCAATGTGAAGTGGGGCGGAATGGCTGTCGGGGGCATTAGGATTTCGCACCTCAGCCACATTGCCCAGCAGATGGTGATGGCCCTGACCGAGACGAAAGGGAGTCGCAAGCCGTTCACGGTCAACCCGCTCCAGCAGGTTGCGCCGGTTGAAGACGATCTGCTCCAGCGGATCGCTGGCGCGCAGACAATCGAAGACCTTGAGCGTCTGCGCCCAGAGATGCGGGGGAATACCGCCGCTCTCACTGCCGCCAGAGCGAGGGGTGAAGCGATCCGCGCCGCCGCTGCCAAACAGCAGGCCCGGGACGAAGACCCCTTTGGATTGCCTCCCATTCAGACCCTCTCCCCCGAAGCCGCCGCCGGTCTGGCCCAGATGCAGGCCGCGACCACCGAGGCCGAGGTCGAAGCGGTGTGGGAGGCGCTCGACCTTGAGGTTTGCCGCGAACTCGGCTCCGGCGCGCTGGACGAGCAGCGGGCGCGGGTGAATGGGGAGGGTGCGTGATGCTGACCGAAGACGAAGCCAAGACGATGTGGTGCCCGCAGGCGCGGATTTATGATGATCCTCTTGACCCTAACGATAAGGCATATCGTCCGCCTTCCGTTTCATTCAATCGCACCACGTCGGACGGAGCCGATATGCCGTCTGCCGTCTGCATCGCTTCCGAGTGCATGGCGTGGCGGTGGGCTGACACGATTTGGGCCAAGCCGGACGGCAGCCCTGAACACCGTTCGCGCCAGGATGAGACGTATAGCGTCCGCATCGATCGCGGCTACTGCGGCCTCGCTGGGAGGGTCGAGTGATGTCTGACCTGGACACCGCCGCTGCCCTGGCCGAGATCACCGAGGTTGGCCCTCTTGCCGTCCCCACCGAAACGCCCGACGCGCCATGGGTCGAACCTGCAAAAGATCTTTGCAGGTTGCCCCAGGCCGAAACCCCCGAGCAGCGGCGGGAGCGTCTGGCGGAAGCTATCCTGCTGAAATGGCACAGCCCACAGGTTGGATCGGGCGAAATCGCCGACGCAGTCATCGCCTCCGACCGCGCCGCCGGGGACGATCCGGAGGCGCTGCGGGCACTGATCGATCTGGAGCAGCGGGAAAAGCGGGCGCTCCAGCGTGAGCGCGACGAGGCGCGGGCCGAGGTTGAGCGGCTGAAGGCTGGCATCCGTCAACTTGGTCCGATCATTGACGCAGCAGACACCGTCCTCTCTGACAGTGACCACCTTCGCGCCGCCCTCACCGCCTCCGTCGCCCGCGAGGCGGTGTTGCGGGAGACTCTGCGCAAGATCAAGCGGATGTCTTCAGACGACGCTTCCGAGCTCGAAGCCGCGAAAGACTGGGCCGTTGACCACGCCCTCGCCACCCCGTCCCCCGCCGCCGAGGCGATGGTGCGGGTAGTCGAAGCCGCTGACCATTGGGATCGGGTTAGGGGGAGCGACCCCGTAACTCGCGCCGATGTCGGTGATGCACTGATTGATGCCGTGCGCGCTCATCGCATCACCACCGGACGCGACGCCCTGACCGGGGAGGTGAAGTGATGGACAGATCAAATACCGTCAACGACATCCTGAACGCGGTTGTCGTCCGCCGCGAAGCCCTGGCTTCCCGGGGCATGATCGCTGCCGATCTCTCATGCGTCGAACAGATCATTCGGGATGACGCCCTCGGACTCACCGGACGAGACGGCACCCCTGGCCCCGAAGCCCGGAACGTCCTGCTCAATATCGCCGCCGTGGTCATTGACGCCCTGATACGCCTGACCGGGGAGGCCGACCATGGCTGACATCGACATGAGCACGATCACCCGGCATCGCATCCTGCTCATCGTCGAAGAGCGGGGCAGCATTACCGCAGCCGATTTTTGCGCCGAGATGATCCGGCGCGGTTGGGCCTATCCCGACCTGACGCCGGACGATCTCAATCTCGATCCCACCGATATCATCCAGAGGTGCCGCCATGCCTGACCTCATCGCCACCATCGGCCCACGATCCCTGATCCTCGACGAGGATGGCCTTGTTTCTCTGATCGAGGGCGGGAGCGTTTGCATGGGGCCGATCTCGATCACCGACGCGATCGACAGCGCTACCGTGGTGGCGTCTGGCCGGTCGGATCACCACAGCGTCACGGCGCTGGTCAACATGCTCGCGCTGGCCGTGCTTGCGCTGGCGTCGGATGCGGAGGGGTAGGGGATGGCTGAACGTGTCCGTGCTGCCAGGATCGCCGAGATCACCGGTTTGTCACTTCGCGGGATTCAGTCCATGGCCCAGAAGGGCATCATTCCATCAGCTGCGAAAATAGGGTCAATATGGACGTTCGACGAGGCCAGCGTGCGGCTGTGGGTTCAGGAAAAGGAAGCCACGCCATGCGTGACGACAACCGGGGTCAACCCCCGGACAACATTTACTGGCGAAACGGGGTTGCCTATGGCCGGGTGGAAATTGCCGGCCGCGAGCACCGCCGCAGCCTACGAACGACTGATCCTCAAGAAGCGGCCAGAAGGGTCGCGGACTGGATCGAGGAACTGAAGGCGGACGCCGGACTGATCGAACGGCCTATGACGTGGATGGACGCGGTTGTGCGGTACATCGAGGAAGTTGCCCCTGGGGCGGTCAAACCTGACGTCCTGACGCGCTATCAATGCAGCCTGAAACAGGTGCATCCGTGGCTGGGGCATATGGAAGTCCGCAAGATCACGCGCCGGACCATTGCCGATATGGTTGGCGGTAGAAAGCGGGCAGGGGTGACGAACGCCACCATCAATCGCGATCTGACTGCCGTGTCTCGGGTTCTGGCCGCATGCGTGGCCTGGGGCTGGTGCGATGACAATCTGGCAAAGACGTTCGACCGGGGGGCTATGACCCGTGAGCGTCGTGATCCTATCGTGCTGCCTCCAGAGGAGCACATCCAGGCATTAATCGATGCCGCAGTGCCGATGTTCGGGCTGATGATTCAGATCTATCGCTTTACCGGCATGCGCGAGAAAGAGGTGGCTGGCCTGGAATGGACGCAGATCGAGATGACCGGCCATCGGATGGCGGTTAACCTGACCCGCACCAAGACCGACCGGCCCCGGTCGATCCCTCTCGATGATATAGAGACAACGATGGCCACCAAGGTGTTGCGCACGGTGCCTCGATATCTGAGGACCAGAGTTGAGCGTGAGGCCGGGGGAAACCCCGTCTTCTGGCATGGGGAAGGGGAGCCGTATCTGACTGTATCGTCACTTTTCGGGGCGCTGCGCCGCAGGGTCAACGCGGAGCGGGCTAGGGCCGGACGGGACCAGATCACATTCCGCCTTCATGATCTGCGGCACCTGTTCGCGGTGACGTATCTACGGAAGGGAGGGAACGTCTACAAGCTCCAGAAAATCCTGGGCCATTCCAGCATCAAGACGACGGAACTGTATCTGGCTTATCTGACGCCAGACGAACAGATGATCGCTCAACATGGGAAGGGGACCGTAACCGCCCTCTCCGGTCGGTCGGCACAGTGA